ATTTGCCGTCACTTTCAGTTATTGTAGAATTATATAACTTAAGCTGTGCTCCTGTACCATTTCCCCAAAATTGAGGAGCTGGTTTTCTTATCTCAAGGTTTTTATAAAGCGGAACTTGTCCATAGCAGAATACCGCAAGAACCAGAAATATAATTATTAATTGTAATTTTTTCATTAGTATAGAATTAAAAGGTCAACACTAGATAGCGGAGCTCCGGATAAGATGTAAACGGTATAAGTTGTCTCTCCTTCGGGGATTGCAACAGAGATATCAACACTCTGAGTAATATTATCCCATCTTTCCGTACCTGCGTTAAAGAGGAAAAGAAAGATGTTATATGGCTTAGTTGTAATCGATGTAGAGACAGGGAGTACAACATCAGCTTCAAGATCGACTGTCTGTATTGGATATTTCATTTCTTCATCTGTATATGTTATTAACCCTGGTCTGTATCTGACGAGAGTATCAAGGGTACTTAATGAACATCTGACTCCTGTTATACTCATGTCCGTTTAATCAATATCGTTATCATTAAAAAATTCTGTTGCCCTGGCCGGTTTCCTGCTTTGGAAATAATGCATCCTCAGATCAGAGATGTCATTTTTAAGTAACCCTTCTTCAATTCCATAGTCATCCATGAATCGATTAATCAGGTACCAATCTCTTAGTACAGTCCCAATCAGTGTCTTTTCCAGTAATGCTTCAATCCCAATAATTACATTAGTATCAAATTGCTCTACATCCATTGACGAATATATCAATATACACTTCTCCGTCTGTGCTGTTATGAAATATTCATAAGTGGTAAGATTCGCCGGGAATGCTTCGTTAATAACAAATTCTGTTGCAGTATTTGAAACAATAGTTCTCTCCATATTCTCGTATATCCCTGCACTGGCGATAACAAGTTTCATCCCGGCATATTCGTTCACTACCATAGATAGAGTACTATCAGTAATTGTTAGCCCATCTATGCTGACTGCTGTTATGATCCCTCCAAATTCGGGATCTCCGAAGTTTGCATTAAACCGGAATGCCCCATGCAGGGTTTTGGAGAATCCTGATATGCTTTTAAATATATTCGCTGATCCTGATTGAAGAAAGTCAAGGTAAATGTCTCTCTCATCTTCTGTGATCTGGAAATGTTCAAGCTGTGACTTACCCTGGTTGTCTATGGCTAATTTCCCTCTAAGTGCGGACCTTCTCTTAATCTTCTCAAACAGAGCTTCTATTGGAAGGGCAAATAACATTAGATAGGTATCTCCGGTCTCACTGGCAAGTGCATCAACAAACTCCTGCAAGTTATGATAAAGTTGCTCATCAGCATCATAAATGTAATTTGCCATCTTTATTTCTGTTTTTGCAAACTGTTTTTAATCCCAATGTTTAATATCGTTATGCCCCATCGTTTCTTTGGCTTGTCAATATATATATCAAAAAACGTAATCTTTCCAAACCTGACTTTCACTGAGATCTTGCCTCCCTGTTTTACAGTTGACCTCCAACTATTAATCAACTCCATGACTATATCCCATAACCTACATAAATCCCGGTTGCTGTAGTTCCTGTTTTAAATATTTTGCGGCAAATCTCAGGATCAATGTAGTTAACCTGTGCTGCTACAGTCTTTAAAACGCATTCATCTACACACCCTCCTGCATCAACATTCTCGGCATCGTCAGCATGAGTTAGTGCATATGAGAATGAGTTAGGTGCAGAGACAGCTGTAACTGTTGCGTAGATATTATAATCTGCAGCATGATCTCCACCCAATCCGCTTATCATAACCGTATTCCCTACATGCAAGCCATGAGGTCCCTGTGTAGTGATGGTCGCAACATTTGATATGATCTTCTTTGTTGCTGTCTTTATGGCTATATTCCCCGCAAGGCTATAACAGATATTCCCTGCAGCCGATCTTATGAAGAATGTCTTCCCATCTTTACCAATAGGATCATGTATCTCTCCTCCAAGATCAACATTCTCGGCATCGTCAGCATGAGTTAGTGCATATGAGAACGCTAATCCATCTGCTGATACAGCTGAGATTTTAAAGTAACCATTATACTCCAAAGTAGTAGTAAGCCCAAAGATAAAAACCACATCCCCGGGAATCCGCTTATGTGCCCTGTCGCAAGTTATTGTTGCCACATTAGTATCAATCTTTTTGGTCAGTGTTTTTGCTACCAGGTAATCGATAAAATCGTGACCAGTTACATCTACCAGTGTTGATCGATTAATGTTAAATTTTGCTTCCATTATAATATTTGTTAATCGTTTATACTCCAGTTACTTTATACCATGCAGTCCATGTATTAGCTCCTGCATTTCGTTTTCTGATATAGAAACTGTCAGGGTCAACAGAATTATTTGCAGAATAGTAATGCTGGTATGTAAATTTCTCATACGCTCCTCCACTCCATGCAAAGCGATAATTTATTAAAGTCCCCTGATAGGCTCCTGTGCTTGGTACTCCTGTGTCTCCATTAATGATGCAAGTACATATTCCCACTGGAAATGAATCTGGCAAAGTAGCGCTATTAAAAGATACTGCAGAAGTGCCATTTATGACCACTCCACAATCATCATTGAGCCAAGCAGGGAAATTATGAGCAGCCCCTCCAATATTATTTTTATATACGCAAGATGCTCCGCTTACTCCTCCGTTTGTGAGAACTGCATAACCAGTGCCTGTAATATTCAAGAATATGTTGTTTGAGATATTGCAATTTGTGACAACTGCATCAGTAGCATGACCTATCTGAATTGCATAGTCAACTATATAATTGAAAGTGTTATTATTAATTACTACTCCATCAGCACCCCTTATAACCATTCCACTTCCAGAGGCATTTCCGTAAATAACATTTCCACTAAATACCATGTTATTACAAATATCAGTGGAGTTATACCCGAAATAGCAATCGGCTTTATACATTGTGTTCCCAATGATTGAAAGGCCTCTGAGATAAGTGTATCCCTGAAATAATGCAATACGAGAAGTATTACCAATAATAGAGAGATTAAATGGTCTGGCATAAATGGCATTATTAAAAAAGCCGACAGCACATAAGGCTGTTGAATCATCAAAAGTATTACCTGCGACAACAAATAATTCAGGCTGTACTGTAAAGGTTGCAAGATTAAATACCAATGAGACAATCGCCACATTGCCACCGATGTTATAGAAGCTGTTACCTATAACTTTAATATTTTTTGCTATATGAAATACATTATTATCTGGTTCAATATCAATAGCCCCGGGCATATCAGCTCTTGTGCAATTCTGAAATATGCACTTTTGTACGATCAAGTTATTGCAATCAATAACGCTGATTCCATTTCGATTGTCTTTATTAACTCCGTCAATAGTGCAATTTTCAATTTTTACATTCTTATTATGCCTTTCATCACCACCGGTTACACCCGATCCTATATATATACCGTCACCCCGAAATCCTTTAATGAGACAATTTTTGATATTCACATTGCTAACTCCATTCAGACTTATCAAATGCTGAAACTGAGAAAACCCATCAACTGCTACATTTCCCAATACCTGCAGATCTTTAATAGAAATATTGTCAATATATGTACTGGATGAACCGGAATTTACATATAGTGTTCCGTAACTACTTCCTGTAATGGCATTCTGCTTGATTATTGACAGAGATCCCCGCCCATAAAGAGAATTGTTTTCGTTCAAGGTTACGGTATCACTTAGATAAGTTCCTTCAGAGAAGCAAACGCTATCAAAGGAATCCACTGCTGCCTGAATTGAAATAGTGCAATCAGTAATCCCATCAGCAATAGCTCCCCACCACTCAGGATAAACTTCTTGTAAATATTTATTGCCACTGAAAGAAACAGATCCTGCTCCTGAAAATACCTGATAAATTCCGGCATCAAAAGGTCCATTTATGGTTAATGTCTTTCCACTGCTAATCGTTAGCAGTCCTGGTTTTAAAATAACAACTGATAGTGTTTCAGGGATTACTAAATCGTCAGTTACTGACTGCGAAGAATCAATATATAGAGTACCGGGAGTAGTACTAATAGCAGCTATCGCTGCAGGAAGATTAGCATAATTGGATGCTTTGTACCCTAATTGAAATAGTACCGTCCCATCGAGAATTACATCGAGATCTATTGTTTCCATCAACTTAGGATTAGTTTTGCGTATTTAATGTCATGAAACCGGCCTTTCTTAACAATAATGCGTTTGCCATCAGCAAAATCAGCATCAGGAACTGTCACTGCGACTTGCATTATATTCATATCAGGAGCAGCCTCCTCAGTCTCAGAAGTTGTAAGATAAATATGTACTTGCTTATCTCCTGGAACAATTTCCTTAATACCTGCCTGCCTCCATGTGCCAATAGGATCAGGAGCATCATTCAAATAGAATTTTGCTACAACATCCCCGGAGATACTATTATAAATCCAGATTTTTACTTCAAGGATCTGTCCTGTATCTTCCGGGTTAAGTTGTGTGCCTGCCTCATCCTTTAGACGAATGCGATATTTCGGTGTACTCCCGGCAAATATGCTCATCGGATGAAGTATTAGATCTCAAGATAACTTACATAGACAGCTAATTGGCCGGTTGTAATATGATCCCATTTACTTTCAGGAGTTGCTGACACCCAAACATGACTTGCTGATGCCGATGGTGCAACATTCATTGTAGTGAGATTGGCTGCAGTAATGGCATTGAGGGCTTTAATAGTTGCACTGGCAATAAACTGAGCTCCTGATGTTGCATTACCTGTTTCAGCAACCAGAGTCATGGCTGTATGGACTACTGTTCCTGTAATATCTGCGGTTGTTCCTGCATCAGCATGAGTCAATGGAATAGTAAATGTAGTATCATCAACTCTTGTAGCAGTATGAGTGCCATTAATTGCTGTCTCAGTCATACCTGCGATAACAACAGAGTTGGTAGAAACAATTCCATGATTTGCTGCTGTTATAATAGTGCAAACATTTGTATCTACTGACCATGATGCTATTGCTGTTGCTTCGGCAGCAAAAGCTGCTTCGGTTACTGTCTTGACATCAAGTACCCTGGCAAAGGCAGGGACTATTGCTCCTAAATCAATAGGTTGCTCTGTTACATTATTTGCTGTCGCAAAGTTGAAATCACAATCTTCCACACCTACTGCCCCGATAAGTTTTTTGACGGTTTTTAAGTTAGAGAATGCAATTCCTTCATGTAGAAGTTGAGTTGCGCCAACACTAAGATTGGCAATATGCTTGTCAGGATCTGTTGAATGTAATATCAATTCTGGCAACCATTTCTTAATTTTGAGATTTCGATCTGTAATCATCGTTTTAAGGATTTAAATAAATTAATATTAAGAAATTATTTATGCTTGTGCTAATTGTGTTAATGTGAGCTGGTATTGCTGCATTGCGCCCTGCGCTTTATCACCGTACCCTGATATCTGTAATACTTTCGAAGAACAAAGCCAGGTCAAGGAATCGATCAATAGATCAGGAAGGTCCTCAGGTTTAGGTGTTTTAACAAAAAGAGCTGTGGGGATTGAGGATGATGTTACTTTGCCACATATAAGATATTCTCCAAGCGATCCACCGGTAGGCCTGGTAGTTTTAAGAACTACAGAGGGTCTCCCGATCCCTGATGCGAGATAAGGATTATCCTGTATTTTCCCGCCATCAGAATCAGGCTTTGTCGTTTCCCTTACAGGCTTAACCCATAATGGGAACTTCATCTCGTAAAGCCTTAGAAAATTTAATGGTTTAGTAATATAAGTCAGATCATTAACAGATATCGTTTTGAATGTTACCAGTCCAGAAGTATAATCCTTGATGGGATCTGTGGTTTTTGTTATTGAAACTCCTGTAAAAGTATAATCTGTTGCTCCGTTCCGATAAATAGTAGCTATCCCTAAAGGAATAGAGGTAGTCGCGACTAATTCAATGTCATTTACTCCTACTGCCAATGTTTTTATATCAGAATTATCAATGAATATTACCGGTTCTGTTCCCGGGGCTGAATTTAGTGCTAAGGTTCCCTGGACCCTGATCTTTGTACCTGCAACCGTAGCAAATTGAATATCACTTTCTGCAGAACAAATGCCTGCAGCATTCTGAGCAACGCTTATCTCAAGTCCTGTATTTGTAAATACATCAAACCCACTCTCTGAAATCCATTCTGTTGCAACAACTAAAGGAGTAACAGGATATGAAATTGATGTTGAGGTAATGGCTGTTATAATAAAATCGCCATTATAATAACTTTCTGCTGTGGGGAATCCAGATACTGTAATAGAATCTCCAACCTGATATGGATGTATGCCTAATCCAATAGTGGCAATATTCCCATCCATCATTCTTGTAAGAGAACTGTTAATCATTGATAATGGAGAAAGTAAATGGAGTGGGGCAATTTGAGCTACTTCCTTGGCGCATTCGTCAAGGATAGGTCCAATAAAGTCATCAAAGGGCAACTCTACTCCCGGGGGAGTGGCTTCGTCCATTTTGATACGAACCTTTGTTAATATGCCCTCTCTGTCCATTTAGTTCCATTTTTCAAATTAACTTACTGGCAGGTCAACAAAACGGATTCCGTTTTCTTCCGCAATACGCAAAACATCCGTTCTATTCTTAATCATGCTCGGAGTTATCCCTTCTTCAATCTGACCTTCGGCTGATGCATTAATAAGCCATTCTCTGCCTGCGGTAACGGTATTGATTTCCGGGACATCCCTCATAACAGAATTACCTTTCTTTTTTTGAGGTGAATCATCTTCGAAAAGGATCTCCTCGTGAATGCACTTGTATGAGCATTTCTGCCCTATTCTTTTAATATTCGCATCCAGTGCCTCGATAATATCAGGATCAGTACAGTTATAAGTACCATTCCTTTTTGGTTCTAATGTGCCTCCACGAAATTCAATCAATGTCCTTTGTCCCTTAACTTTTAAATAAGTATCTAACTGAACAAAATGAACTGACTGATAAGTCTTTTGTTTTCTTTCCATTGGAATTTATTATTAAGTGGTATAAAAATTAAGGGAGGAAAAGATACTTCTCCTCCCTGATAATTCTTTAAGCAGCCGGTCCGATTATTGCATGAACGCCAGGGTACCTCAGAACTGCTCCTGCTGTTTCCTCTATGACGGTTGCAATTACATTCCTCTGACCTGAACCTTTTAAGTCAAGCTGACGAACAGCCATCGGCTTCCATGTGTGCTTCTCAACATAGTTAAGATCAAGAACAATAGCCTTTTCTCCCCATCCTGCTAAATCTAACAGGTTGTGGTGTTTGCAAAGAAGCTGACCAAAATTAGTTTCAACCAGGTTGAATGTTATTCCATACACTCTCTCGGTTTTCTTGGCATCGATCTGTCTCTGAACTGTATCTGCAGCCATCATATAGGCAGCAAACCCATCACCCATAAACATAACTCTTCGATCTGATCCGGAATTGCCTCTGAATATTGATTTGGTCCAGTTAATGACGGTTGTATTATCAATCTCCCTATCTGCTCCTCCTGTTCCATATTCAAGAGCACTTGTAATGTACCTTGTAAGTCCACCGGTTGTATATCTTGTTTTTGCATTCGTAACATCAGTAAATAATTTTCTAGCTCCAAACAGGAATGAATACTCCATTCTTGCCCTCATGTCATATATGTTCTGAGCCTCATAATCACTGAATGAGAATTCAACCTCTTTTTCGTGCAGCTTCTGGAATGTTCCTTCTTCTGCCTGAGCCATAAATATCTGCAGATAGTTGTAATCTTTGACAGGTACAATTCCGTAAGGCGATGTCTGAGCATCGAGTTCATTTTTACAGGTTCCCATCCTGACGAGCTTGGTGTTGATTGGAATGGACGGAAGAACCATCGTTCCTGCTTTTGCATTTAATCCTTCAGGTCCGTTAAGCGGTTGAATAAGTATTGTTTCTGCAGACACATCTCGTGACACAACAAAACAAACAAGATCGAGTCCATCGCTATAACCTGATGCTACTGCCCCACTTGTAACCCCATATGCCATGAGTGTATCATCGGGAGTCCATGCTGAGATGTTATTCACTTTAAGAGCAACACTATTTACTCCGTCTGTGTCTCTTGTGAAAGCTGTATTTACAGTATCAACAAGATCCCTGGAACTGACAGCATAGAATTCTGTTTTGAATGAAGCTACTGTAACCTGGTTCTCTATAGTACGAAGTATCGTGTCCAGTGGAGTAGCGGCAGGCCGCATGTCGGTTATTTTCTTCGACACATAATCTCTGTCGATAGTACTTCCGGCCTTAACATCCTCAACAGTTACCGGATCATCGGCAACGACTGCACCGGTAGCAACGGCATAGGCTATTCCTGAGCCCATAGCAATAAATCCATTGAATACGAATAGCATGGCGATTGCCAATGTTATTCCGAATATTCTGGATGCGTGATAAAAAATATTGTTTTTCATTTGAAGAATTTTTTAGTTTATATTAATTTTTAAAAGTTTGATCTTTTCTTGGCTGCGCCAAATATGCGATCTATGATTTGAGCCTGTTCGGGCTTTTCTGGTGTCTCCTCTATGGTATCACCTGTTTTTTTGAGAGCCGGGATTCCATCATCCTTTTTAAGCGATTCTACTTCCTTCTTTGCTTTGACAGCTTCGTTCTTTCCCTTTATTTCACCCTCCTCTTTAGCATCTTTAATTGCTTCCTTTACTGCCTCATCATGCTTAACTGCTTTCGTAATTTTGGTGAGAGTCTCTTTCGTGATCTTTCCACGATAAATGTCTTTGAGCATATCATTAAATTCTCCTAAGATTTTCTCTGCTTCCTCGGGAGGGAGTTTGTTTTCTTCAGCGAATTCATGTATCGATTTAACTGAAAATTCAACATTCTCATTGAACTCCTGATTGAACTTGTTTGATTTCTCAATCCTTTCAAGTCTCTCTTTTGTGTTTTTATCCCAAACGGAATAATCAGGGTCCCCTTCCTCCGGAACTAAGTCCTCTGCTCCAATGTGCCTTGCCAATGCGGACCGCATAGTTGCTCCTCTGATCATCTCTGATACAACATCTGCTATCTGTGGCTCGGCTTCAAACAACGCTACTAACTTCTGGTTAGCTATCGTCCCTCGTTCTCTATATCCCTCAAGGTTCTTAACATATTCCTCATGTGATGCTTCATACTCATCATCAGAGGCGAACTTCCTGTCGGGAAATTCTTTAATCAACCTGTCGTGATATTTATGTTTTTTAACTTCTTCTTTCTTTTCCTCGGGCTTCTTTTCTTCGCCCACTACATGATCTTTGTCAATAGTTGTCTTATCCTTTACCTCCTGCACCGTTACCGGCTTATCATCAATTATCTTTCCAACCTTCTCCGGGGCTTTCTCTGTTTCCGGAGGCTTTTCTACTTTAGAGGCTTTTTCTTCATCCTGGGTTAATACATCTGATAACTCTTTTGCTGACTCGCTGCTTTCTGTTCCTTCGCTTTTTACAGCTGCCGCTTCGGTACTTACTGCTGTCCCGGCTGTTCCTGCTCCTGCATCTGAACTGCCTGCTGCACCTGCGCTTGCGCCTGAATTTGAACTCCCACCTTCTGCCATATTAAATATGTTTTTTAGGTTTATGAAATAATAAGTTCAAATCTACTCCTTTATGTTTGTAAATTAATCGCAAATTGTCGCTAATATCTGTCTTTTTGTCTTATATTTGCTCAAACCAATACCTCTCTTCGATGAATGACAACACTAAACAGAGGCATGAAGCGATATTTAGTGTATATACACAGGTAATATTAGAAAAAGGAAAAGATGCCCGATTTCAATCAAAAGGGTCAATGTATGATGAGGTTGCCCGAAGAACTAATTATTCAAACAGATATGTCTGTAAAATAATAACTAAGAAATTCCGGGAGAAAGATAATGCCAAGTGATCAATTAGATAAGATCCTTGCTGAAAACAAGATTCGTAGGGATAAATTGAATACTCCCTATAACCCTGCAACCGGGTTAGGTTCTCCTTTAAAGCGAATCAAAGTAGATTTTTCCCATGCAGACGTTAATTATTCTATCTACTTCCCAAAACAAATGTTCGATGATCTGCCAATACTCCAAAAGATAAGAGATGAGGGATCGGTAGAAAAGGCTGTAGGGACAAATGATTTTCTTACAACTCAGGCTATCATAAACGATTTAAGTAAGAAACGATTTGATTATGACTTTGAATTTTGGGCCTTTGTATGTGCGAAGATTCAGGATAAGGTAACCAAGCAGGAGATCCCATTCATCCTTAACAGGGCTCAAAGAAAATTACTTAGCCGTCTTGAAAAAATGCGTACCGAAGGAGTGCCGATCAGGATTGTACTTCTTAAAGCTCGCCAATGGGGAGGATCGACTCTCGTTCAAATATATATGGCATGGATTCAGCGAGTACTAAAAACCAACTGGCATTCTGCTATCATTGCTGATGTAGATGATCAGGCCAGAAACATAAGAGGTATGTACCGGAGGCTCGGAAGGTTATATCCGCAACAGTTCGGAACAATAACATTCGTGCCATATGAAGGGTCCAGCAAGACTAAGATGATCAAAGAGAGAAATTGTATTGTTGGAGTTGGCTCTGCACAGAAGCCGGAAAGCCTTGCATCTTATGACTTCGCAATGCTTCATGTTTCGGAGCTTGGGAAGTTCAAATCAACTCCACAGCGGTCAACGGAAGATCTTCTGCAGAATCTCCGGTCAACAGTCCCCAATGCACCTGACTCTATTATAGTCCTTGAATCCACAGCTAAAGGTGTAGGCAATGCTTTTCACAGGGAATGGCAGGCTGCAAAAAAAGGAGAGAGCTCGTATGATCCTGTATTTGTCGCATGGTTTGAGATAGAGAGATATCAGAAAACAATAAAAGAGAATGATTTACCTAAGTTCATTGAATGGATGCTTGCGGAAACTACAGGCTATGCAAAATATCTTTGGAGCATAGGAGCTACCCTGGAAGGTATCAAATGGTATTTTGATACTAAGATAGGAGAGAACTACGATACATGGAGGATGAATGAAGATTTTCCAAGTAACGATAAAGAAGCATTCGCCTCAACAGGAAGAAGGGTATTTTCACCAGAATATGTACTTAACATGCGCAATGGTTGCGTGAAACCTGTCTATGTCGGAGAATTAAAAGGAGATGCACAGGTTGGCCCCGATAGCCTGAAGAATATAAAGTTTCTTGAAAATCCAAGAGGGAATCTGCTTATATGGAGTATGCCGGATATAACAGAAGATATCACTGATAGGTATGCTATCTTTGGGGACGTTGGAGGAAGGACTATTCTTGCTGACTATTCTTGCCTAAGGGTTATAGATCGATACTGGATGATGGATGGAGGCAGACCTGAGATTGTTGCTACCTGGTGGGGCCATTGCTTTGTCCCTGACACACTGATATATACATCTGATGGATTTAAGCAAATTAAAGATGTTAAGGTAGGCGATCTTGTATGGACACATAAAAACAGATTCAAAAAAGTCATCAAAACATATAAAAATAACTATAGTGGAGAAGTCATTTCAATAAGATCGCAAGGAAATTACGAAACAGTTACCTGTACTCCTGAACATCCGTTTTACAGCAATAATGTTGTAAATAAAATTGAAAGAGTACCTTGGAGAAATCGTTATCAATACAATAAAAAAGAATGTATTGGAGACCCTAAATGGATTGAAGCTAATAATTTACAATACATTGCATATTCTAAAAATAGAGTAGAATTTAATCCTTCATTCATTATCAATAAATATAATGGAGGTAAGTCGAAAGATACAGTTCGTGAAATAACAGACCTGAAAGTCTTTTATTCTATTCTTGGTTATTATTTAGCCGAGGGCCATATAAACCATAAGGGTAAGAATAAAAAACCTTATGGTGTATATTTCTCATTTTCATATTATGAAAGAGAAACTGTAGCAAAAGACTGTTATGAAAAACTTTTAAAACTTGGGTTTAAAAGCTCTATCATAGAATATAAGGATGTCGGAGTTTGCAGGGTGAGAGTTTGTGATACTCACCTTGCATCGCTTGTTCTTGAATTATGTGGAGAGCACTCATGGGAGAAAAAGATAAGTTCAGTCGTTTTAGAATCCTCAAAAGAATTATTATCCGAGTTACTGGAAAGCTACTGGAAGGGGGATGGTTCTACATACAATACAGATCAAACAATAACACATTCGGCATCAACAGTATCTCCCATTCTTGCGAGACAGATAAGGGATATTCTAATATTGCTGGGATACCGCCCTGGAATATACAGGGTAATTGCAAAAACTAAAAATAGCTATATAAAAAGCAAAAGGCCAAGATACAATATAGTATGGACTGTATCGGAAATCAAGAAGTATTCCTTACTTCAAGATGCAAATAATATAGCCTATAAGGTCAAAACAAAAACAAGTCAGCCGTATTCGGGGTTCGTGTATAATTTAGAAGTTGAAGAAGATAATTCATACTCAACAGCTTGTTACGTTGTTCATAACTGCGACCAGGACATCTTTGCATGGATATCAGCACAGCTTGGCATGTTTTATGGTATTGCCCTGCTTGCAATAGAGACAAATTCACTGAGAACAAAAAAATCTACAGAGGGAGATCACTTCATAACTATACTTGATGAGATTGCTCCGTATTATACTAATATGTTTTCAAGGACAGACCCTGAAAAGATCAGAATGAAAGTACCTATAAAGTATGGATTTCATACTAATTCAGGAACTAAGTCTCTTATTATAAATACACTTAATGCAGCACTCAGGGATAACCTCTATGTTGAGAAATGGGATAAAGCGTGTGACGAAATGGACACTCTTGAATATAAAATTGATGGCACTATCGGAGCAGTGGATGGATGCCATGATGATGTGGCGATTACTACAGCCGGGGTGGTTTGGATGAGTTTAAAATATCTTCCACTGCCTGTAGTAAGTAAACCATTTACGACAAACAAAAATATTATAATTTCGGAAGCGAGTTTTGGATAAAATGATAGTTATGAATGGAATGGGATCTCATCAGTCAACAAAAATGATAAGCGATGAATGGCTTACTCCTCCGGATATTATTCTGGACTTAGGCCCTTTTGATCTTGATCCTTGTGCTCCAATTATTCGCCCTTGGGCAACAGCAAAAAAACACTTTACTACTGAAGATAATGGATTGTTACAGCCTTGGGAAGGGTTTGTCTGGTGTAATCCTCCTTATGGGAACGAAACAGTATTTTGGCTCAATAGATTAGCAATACATAATAATGGAATTGCACTTATCTTTGCTCGCACAGAGACTAAGATGTTTTTCCAATATGTCTGGCCTAATGCTTATTCTGTTTTGTTTATCAAAGGAAGGTTAAGCTTTTTCAGCGTATCAGGCAAGAAGGCCAAATGGAATGGAGGAGCTCCTTCAGTATTGATAGCCTATGGGAAAGAGGCAGACAAACGGTTATCTAAATCTATAATTAACGGAAAATACATAAAATTATGTCAAACATCTTAACAGATTTAAAAACCAAGATCAGGATCGATTGGATAGAATGGAGAGCCTACCGTCAATCCGTCTGGAATGTAAAGCGTGATCGGAAAGCTATTGAGCGAGCCATCAAGAGGGCAAAAATGAAAAATGCCAATGATGGCAGGACCTACTATATCCTCAAAAATGTAGGTGGCGGCTTTGATGAAGTGAACTCTATTGATCTTAAAAACCTCAGAGCAAAAAAGGTTAGGTACTTCCCTATGTATCAGGATTACAATCAGATGCTTAGACAGTGTTTCGCTGTTATCACTAAGAACAATGTTATACGCAAATCTTATGTCGAAACAATAAAATCTATTAATAATGAATCTAACAGGTAATGTATCAATGGAATGGCTTAGTAGTCAGAATATGACAAGAGGCTTAATGCAGATCGGAGTCCCGGTTGATCTAAAAAACTTATCAAAAGGATTAATTTGGAAAATGCTTCAGAATCTTACTGATGAGGATTATGACATTATTGAAGAATACCATAAAATGAAAACCAATGAACAGAAAAAGATTTCTTAGACTGCTTGGCTTCGGTAGTGTTGCGGCAGTCGTGGCACCGAAAGTATTAGCTGAAACGACTAAAAAAACAGTCAATCCTCCAAGAGGCCTTTTATTTGTCCCTGAAGGGATAACACCAAAGGATTTTTTAAACGAATGGAATAATACTGGAATGTTTTTCCATAGTTCTTCTCCTGCTCTATATATGGGAGAGAATAAATATAAACAGTTTCAGGATATGTGCTTTCAATCCTTACAATCGGGAAAAATAGATATGCCAGATTACATGCTTTCCACAATTGGACACTTCAGAGGGATGAGAGTAGTAAAGCATCCTCTGCTTAAACCGGATGAATGCATTAAAGTCAATGCATATCCTGCTGGATCTCCTCAGTGGTTTGGTAATATAGCAATATCGTCATGAACAGATTACAATTTCTTAAATTGATTTGTTTATTTATCACTTAATTAGTATTTTTGTATATTAATTAATATATTTACTATTATGGAAACATTTGTTAAGAGCATTACGAATCAACCTGTCTTTTACCCTTCGAGACTTGGTAAGGAAATTAAAATCACCCCAAAGGCTCACATTATCGTCATGAATCCTGGTTATAAGAAAGAATATTTAGTAGAATCGATTGAAGTTCTTATAGGTATTGGCAATGATCATACAGCTTCCCTGATTATGACCAAGGAGGCATGGGAAGCTCTGCAATCAGGTGAGAAAATTAATATCACCACTACTGAGCAGTATAAGAAACAGTATGAGTATAAGGTACGAAAATGAGTTAAGGCATCTATAAAATACAGTCGGTAAGCAAGCCGGAGAGGTGTTATATCGGGAGTGCCGCAAACATTAAAAGAAGATGGGATCATCATTTATGCGATCTAAGGAAAAATAGACACCATTCTACAAGACTTCAAAACCATTTCAATAAATACAGGGAATCTGATTTAATTTTTGTTACCATTGAACCATGTCTCCCAATGTTTCTTACGATCAAAGAACAATATTATTTTAAGATACTTAAACCTTGGTTTAATATCTGTAAGATTGCAGGAAATACTTTGGGTGTAAAATGGCCAGAAGAAAGCTGCAAGAAATTAATTGGTAACAAGAATGCATCCGGAAAACGTTCCGAAGAAACAAGAGAAAATATAAGGCAGTCCCAAATAGGAAATACCAAAACTCTTGGCAAGCATTGGAAGCAATCAGAAGAATCGGTTAAGAAAAAGAGTGAAAGAATGAAGGGGGTAAATACTTGGACAAAAGGTAGTCGTGCTTCTGAGGACACAAAACGCAAATTAAGAGATAAATGGGTAATTAGAAAATTAAAACAGCATAATGGACTACTTTGTCATCAGGAGCAAGAAAAAACTGGATGAACTTTATGAATTACTCAAACATCGGAGTTTACCTCTTAAAATTTATTTGCAAGAGGTTTTCCCGTTGCGTAGTGTAGAGGCTAATGACTACATGTGGGGTGTGGTATATCAGGCCGTAGCTTTAGAAACTGGAATGACAGCTGACGAAGTACATGAATCCTTTAAGCGTATGTTTAATTTTAAACCCGAATTTCGCTACAATCCAAAAACAATGAAAATGCAATATTACATTGGGACTTCTTCAACTACCAGACTTGACATGTATGAGTTTTGGGATTATATCATGAAGGTCCGGGCATGGGCCGAAATTGAATTACACATTTGCATTCCCTTACCTAATGAGGCATTTACCAATGAACTTAAATTCAGACACCAAACTAAAAAGATATAATGGAATATAGAGAAACGCAAATCTACAGAGACATTGCTTTGTATTTAAAGTTGCAATACCCAAAGGTCTTATATCATTTTGACCCGACAGGACTACATCTGACTAAAACTCAGTCAGGCATACTCAAATCTATACAGGGAGGGAAGGGCTATCCTGACCTGTTCATTATTGAGCAGACTGGTTACTTAGGTGGTGGTTTTAAGGGACTATTCATTGAGATTAAGGCAGAAGGAACAAAAATATACAACAAGGATGGTAAAATTACGGATGCCCATATTAATGAACAAGACGTCTTCCTTGATGCTCTTTGGAGAAGAGGCTACTTAGCTGTATTCGGAGTCGGTTTTGATGAGTGTAAAGAAATAATTGATAAATACCTGAAAGGATGAAAGCAAAAATCGAAAAAGTAAAAAACGAATGGCATACCGCACTACATAAAGGTAACGGAGGCATCTCGTCATTAATAATTGGTAGGCAGTGCCGAAGTTTTTGGAAAGCAATAAGTATATTCTTTTCAATTAAATATCTATACAGAGGTTTGTTTTGGTAGCTATTTTGTGAATTATAAAACGTAAAGAAATGAAAGGACTTGCTGAAATTGTATTAAAGAAGAATCTATGTATAATTGAAGTTAAGAAACTTCAAGAGCAGTACAGCGCCATGCATCAGATAGACATGCAATCTGGTGAAGGGGCAAAAAATCAGGAGCAGACAAATATTCTCCTGGGACAAATAAAGGCCTTGGAATGGGTTATCAATCTCAAATAGATTACGAACTATCAGTCATTAAAAACTGGTATCAGCAAAATTATCCTCTTTGCGGATTCTGTGGGCACAGAGTAAAGGATGGTTACGGAGAACTTGCTCACCTGATCAGACGTTCAGCCAGTAGAGAGTTACAGACATTGAAGTTAAACACAATGTTAAGCCACCATGAGTGTCATGACATTTTCGATAATAAGCCCAATGAGGCTGTGTATCTTCCACGATTCTACGAGTGCCTATTTATAATTTGGAGAATTGATTTGGCCTACTATGGGCAAATGGGAAATAACTACTCAATGTTAGGAATTACATTCCCTGATTTCTTCTCAATAGACAGATTCATTGGCCCGCTTGAGCACCATGGACAGTTACTCACACTGCTGCCTTATTTAAAAAAGGCTCCTTAAAATTCAAATTAGCGAATTCTCCGAATAACTCCTGCGCTTTTGTGTCATAAGCTTTTGCTGCCAATTCTTCAGTTTTATAATATCCTAAATGAGTTGTCTTTCCATTCGTTTGAATTTGGGCTTTAATTTTTCCATTCTGATAAGTTACGCCAAGATATTTCGATCTCCCCCATGATTGTCTGTTTGCTCCATTTTGAGCATTAGTACAGTTCCTCAAATTATGCCTCTCACAATGCAACCCATTCCGATCTCTGTGATCTGTTTTTATTCCATTAGGAGTGTTCATAATCACACGATGCATTTTTACTGTTATTATCTTATCTTTAGTTCTTATGCTTCTTTGAACATAATAAGTATTCCCATTCTTTGCTGCACACCAGTTCCATTGATTAAGGTATTCAAAATCTTCATCATCTACCAATGCAACAAATTTATCTTTGTTTTTTCCTCGTTGGCTTAGTTTAATCTCTTTCATAAAAAATACCTATTAGGTTTCGGGGTGCTGGCCCTTACTCCCTAATAGGTTTATATTAATTGTTACTGCCAGCACAGTATTGATTTCTTCAGGACTCCTATTCCGTTTTTGCATTCATCCCACCGGAAAATATCTTGTAATTGGGATAATTACTTGATACTTTCAGAGTCCTTTCTCTCGGGTTGTTTGTAGCATCGACAGGATTCGAACCTGTGACCTTTAGGTTATGAGCCTAACGAGCTGGCCTCTGCTCTACGATGCAATAAGATTTTTAAAGAACTTTTAAAAAGCAGCCCATTTCTGAGCTGCCTTCCATTAACTAATAACTAAACCTATGTACCATGAAAAAAGTGCATACCAAAGGTAAAATACTATTATGACAAAAACAAATTTATTTTCAGATTTCTTTTACTTATAGAACTGCCGGTCTAATTCAGGGTTAGAGGCCATAACCTGATCTACTATACTTGTAACCTCAGGATTCTTTTTGATTACATTTTCTCTTAAATCAATTATTCTTTTACCATAGATGGGATCTTCATTCATGTTAATAGGGGTTGTATCGGTATCTATCCCATACAAATATCCTCTATCCTTAATAGTGCCATAGCCATTCCATGCCTGGATAATGTCTGCCTCATCTTTCTTGCCGATCTTTTGCGCATACTTCTGTTTCTCTGCAAAGAATTGTATTGACTCATCAATGATATCCCCATACTGGTCGTAATTACTCATATGGAAAGGATTACTTTTCCATTCAGGGTCAAACCTTGTTTCTGCGAGATTCAATGCCAGTGCAGTATATGGATTTACACCATGCTTCCTTGCTGTTGCAACTACTTGTTGTATGTGCTGCGTATCAACTTCTGCATGGAACCGGAACTTATCAGAAAGAGGAACTCCTGTTGCCTTTTCTTCCTGTCTTTCATCCTGTATCTTTACCTTCTTTGGCTCGGCAGGATCAATAGGATTTTTCTTTGTTCCGGGCAATGGACTAAAAAATCGCTTCTCAAATTCATTAGCTGACTTCGTGTAATGACCATCTGCTTTCATGGCAGAGAATAATTTCATAATTCTTTCTTTGCCTGAAAACTGCTGCTGAAATTCATCATAGGATTTAGTGTATAATCCCTGCTCTATAAGGTTATTATACAATACAAAATTAGCGTTATCTGGATCTTGTGGCATTTTTTCTATAAGTTGTCATACTTTCCTCCCTTGCCTGACATTGCAGGACCAAGCCTTGCCATCGCTGCAGGATTAGCTTTTGCTGCCTGTATTGCCAGCGGATCATCACCCTCTACTCCCGGGACCTGACCTTCTGATGCAGTTTGTTGTTTAGATCTGATGCTTTCAAGAAGGTTATCTGCGAAAGGAAGTGTAGTATTTTCAAGATACATTTCAAGATCAATAAGTTGACCTTGTAACATTTCAAGTAGTGTCTGGTCAATCAGGCTTCTGTAAACCGGAGTGTCATTACCGGCTGTCACTACCAGGTCAAACTCAATATCCGCAATCTTCTTAGGGTCCCACATCTTAGCTTCCTGACTGTAGTTCTTCCCTGATACAGCAAGGAACCGGGGCTCTTTATAGTACTGGCATATTATTTTTAAAGCCTTAGTGTCCCTGTCCTGTATGAAGTGGTTAAAGGTCTGCATGTAATCCAGCGTATTGAGAGAGGCATTCTGCGCTTCCTGTGCGTACAATGATGCCGGAGTCCCGGATTTAGCCTGTTGTCCCTGCATAGCTTCATGAACACCTGATATTTGGGTAATAAGCTGCATCTGCAGGGCAAGCATTTCATGAATACCAATGTTTGTAGAATTACTTGCTATCTGCTGAGGTATCTGCAAATGTCCTGCGTTAGGTTTGTATATAATCACTCCATTGAACCGGGTCCACTCATCAGCAAAATCTTTTGGACTCATGCCTGTAGGGATAACATCTTCAGGAACCAACAGGACTCCTTTCGCTGAGGCACTGATAATGAAATCCATTAAGATTATAAGCCGGTTGATATATCTCTGCTGATCAATAATATCTTCAACGAATCCCCAAACTTCACCATCAAGTAGCGGGTATAGTGTTATTGAGTATGGGTGCGACTCATGATCATACGGAGTCTCTGACTTAAAGAGCTCATGTCCGTATGGAGTCAGGAATTTAACATACCATGACTGTTCAAATTTACTGGAAGCTTCGATCAGTGCTATTTCCTCATCCGGCAAACCTACGGATCTCCCGAAGTCAAGCCTCTGGCGATTCATTGCTGCTATTTCCTTCATTGTCTCTTTCACTATAGCATAGGAGCCATCCATCAGATCATGAGCATAGGTGCGCCACTCGCCCTTTAATTCCCAAACTTCAATGATCCGGCATTTACTTGGGTCCCTGGGAATAAAAAAGTCCAGGCTATCGATCTTAGTTGCATCAAGACCACTCTGTACCAGAAAGTCAGGGGTAATTACTGTCCTGTATAATTTACGAATACGCTCTTCCTCTGCAGGTGACTTGGCGAAAGTAGCCACAACATCATCCAGTGTAGTGTCTATGATCTCTCCAATCCTTCGAAGATCGTTAAGCCGTACATCTGAAACATCCGAATTAAAGAATATCCTGTTTGTATTTACGTTCTCAATATATAGATCCGGTTTGTTTCTTTCCCTCATGTACCGGTAGCTTAATTTCTGTATTGGAGCTCCAGAGAGAGAAAATTCCTCAAATAACCTTGCATCAAGTGTCTCAATACGGTTAGTCTGTTCTGCGGCCTGCAGAGCATTGGTAAGCATTTCACTGATCTTTGCATCATCCCTGTCTCTTGCTATGATTACAGCTTTTGAAGGATTGGAACGATATTGCCCTATAAGATTCTTTACGAGCTGACGAATCTGATTTTGGCGCAACGGGACTTTTCCTTGCTTTTTCAGATATGTTTCTTCGGTGACCAGCGTTTTACTGTCAGGATCTGTTACCAGGTCGGACCATTGATCACCACGATAGTACTTGCGGTTTCTCTTTCTTCTTGTGCGAAAATCACGAAGGGACTCCCAATCATTTCGACAGATCTCAAGCAAACGCATATTCTCCGTCATCACCTTCATATCGTCAGGGTCTGCAGGGAGTAATACTTGTTGCTGAGTGTTTCCTATTTTAGAGACTGTACGTTTTCGTACCAGCTCCTCTGTTGTTGTCCGTATCATTATGCCGATTTTTTAAGTTTTAACTCTCTGTTCATTAGAGACTTTTTTTTCATCCCATTATTATTTCCCCTCATTTTATTAAGAGTTTCTTCCGAATACATTCCAGTTTTGCCCTTATTCCAAGGTACGCTTCCTAATGCATTACGTTTCCCTTGCATTGATTTACTCCTGCTTTCGTTTGATTCCTTAGAATTAGTTTGCCCTGTTCTGCTTTTATTCCCTACTCCATATTCATTCCCAACCTTAGCATTACCCATTAGTTGTCTGGTTTCTTTTGATCGGATCGCTCCCTCTGCGTTTTTATTTCCAAGTTTCGATTTTCTAATGTTTTCACAAGTTCCTAGTGATCGTTTTACTGCACCATTTTTATTACCGATCATCTTTATTCGGGATTCTTCGGACCATTTTATCCCTAAATTACTTTCAGCTATCAAACGAGCATTAAACCAAGGTTTTAGTGTGTCAATAAAATATTGTTCTCTGATAATTAACAGGGAGGGAAGACATTCTTCAATAGTACTAAATACCAAGTCTGATTCACCGTATTTATTGTAGTGGTTTTGAAATTTTGGGGAATCATGTTTCCCTTTTCTTAACTTGTACAAATGTTCATACCTTCTGCGTTGTATGCTTACAGCACTTCCAATATAAACCCTTTCAGGTTTAGAACTTGACTGAATCTTATATATGCCTGTTATTTTCATACCTAAAGTTACTTATTAAATTCTTTTTTAAGTGAATCAATATCGTTAATGCATTGTTTCATTAGTTCGTAAATTTGCACACTCCCCTCAATATCCGAAAAATCAATTTCTTTTGACATTTCTGATATATCATTATCATAATTGTCGAGGATGCTTTGATAAGATTCATAATAACCCGATCCTTCGGTTTTCTCAATCTGTGAAGTATCGCCACCGGCCTCAGCCTGCTTGGTATATTGCCTTTTGAGCCCTTTATGGATTGCAACAACATCTTTCAGGTTATAATATTCAGAGATTATGTTCCATTTTTCCTCCGGTGTTTGTCTTATAAACCGGTTAACAAAGGGAACATTCTTGAAGTTAATCTCTTCATCTGACTTCAAAACTTGTGATATAGTAGTAATCAGATCTGAAAATACCATACCAGTCCCCCCCGTATAACCTTTAAACAGATGCTCAATAAATGAAGGGTTAATATCAAGGAACCCCGGTACTTTCTTTTCCTCTCCTGACTTAGAAATATAATATTTTGAGGCATTATCGCCTCCTCCCCAACGGAATAACATATCCGTAAAAAACTTAGCTGCAGGATTGACGTTATCTTTTCCTAAGCGAGCATTAGCTAATAATTTCTTCTGTGCTTTATCAAATGGCTCCCTTGCTATAGTATAACCCATGTAATTATGATTTGTTGCAATCTCATAGAATGGTTTAAATACTGTAGGTACCATTGGCGCTAAGCTAAATTCTCCATCCCTGACGAATCCCCCGGGGTCAACAGGTGATAAAGAAGCTCCGAAATTCAGCAGGGACTGGCTAATTGCTTTCCCTACAGTTACCTTATCCTGGGTAAGATCATAAGCTAACGAACCAATACTCTTGAATCCTCTCCAAAACTGAGGAAGTGGAATGCTGAGATATTTATCGCCTTTCGATTCCCCTGATATAATCTTTGGTAGGTTTGGCAGGATAAGATAATTCTCTCTCATCCAGGGATTAATATTGTAATAGTCATTCTCAGGGTCCTCGTCATCTGTTGCATGATTCATTAATGCTTCCAAAAATCCAAAAGCCATGAATGATGCGGCAACTGCCCCGAATGCTTTTGAATAATCTTTAAACAATTTGAAGTTTTTCTGAAGACTCTGCAGGGCTACATTCCAGAATGCATAAATAGAATCATAAAACTTGCTCGATTTTCCTTTCCGGTTAAAGTTTATAGAGGCTTCTTTTGCATCAGAGGCTGCATCTTCTTTTGATTTGCCAAGGTCAATAGAAGTAAGATAAACAGAGAATCTTGTTGCATCCTCAAATACCTGATTCCACATTGATATGATCTCGACTACCTGCTTCGCATAATGTTTTATTTCTCCTCTTACCGTACCTCTGCCAATCATACGATTTATCTCAGACATAAGTTCTTTTTCAAGATCCTCTGCAGATTTGAGATGTGTAAATCCTGTTGCTCCTCCTGTCATATAGAAATCCCGGAGTTTAACATCATCAGGATTATTCATATCAAGCTTCCCTCTGAGGAACCGTATTATGGAAGGGAATGACCTATGATAATTAACAATAACTTTATGACCTGCCTCTCCTTTGATGAGCTGAGTAATAGAGGCTTCCTGCAGGTCACGCATGAAGTTAGTTAATGGGAAAACTATATTGAATGAAGTATAAGTTGCTTTTAGGAAGTTATTCACATGAGAAAGTCCTGTGAATGCTTTATTCATTATCCTGGCATCCTTTACCTGACCAAAAATATTATGATACATGAAATTTCTCTTATTCATGCTCTGCGCAACCGGCAACATTTTTCCTTTAAATACCATCACTACATCCCCGGCTCGCCTGCGTACCGTTACCTCATGTTCTCTTGTTTGTTTTGGAGATCTTAATTTCTGGTGTTCCCGGTATATTCTTGTAGTTACTCTGCCAGGCTCATCCCATAAATCAGGGGCAGGACGTTCTATTGTTGGCTCGTATTCATACGTTCCATCAGGCAGATCAATCCTCACGTAATACAATTTTTTAACAGTTGCCAGATCGTATAAAGAAGCTCCTGTCAGGTTACGCATAAGAAGATTCAGCATTGATGTTTTAACCTCATTATCAACCTGCTCTCCAATAGCTTGAAAGGTTGTACTTAGCATATAAGCCAGGGGGTTCTCTGCGAGTGACTTTCTGCCTTCTGCATGCATAAGGGATTTACTGAATCCTTCTCCCTTTGTATATACTAAATCTGCTCCAGCTCCATCCCTCCATCCTCTGAGAGGAACAAAATATTTGAACCTATCAAGATATTCCTGTTTTTGCTCTGGCGATATCTGTTGCCCTGCCTCCCATATACTGAGTATCTCGGATGAGGCATTTCGAGTATTGTTCCATAATTCATCTGTGAGCGATTTAGGAACTGCTGCTTCAAATTCATCCACTATAGTCTGAGCAAGCACATCAGGATTTGTAAATTCATTATTAACATCAAATGCCATTACTCCGGAATAATCCTTATCAGCAATAGAATCCATAAATTCATCTATCTCGTCCTGAGTAGGATCATTGGGTGTTGGCCTATTCTCAAATTCCTCAAGTTCTCTGGCACGAAATACCATATTTCTCTCTATTGCATGCTTACTGATAATGTATGGTAAAACATTTTCAACTGGCATGCCTGTTTTTGTAATCTTTGTTATTGTCTGTTTTACAGGATTCATTTTAGTATTAAGAAAATCCTTATAGAGCGTTTCCTGTCTGCCAAACGACAAGCTTATATCCCTATATGGCTTGGCATCGTTAGGCTGCAATCCTCCCCTTCTAATTATTTCTTCCTCAAAACGCCTGACAGGAAGAACCATATCCTGGAAGTATTCCCTTATCCCCTGCATTGTTTCAGACCAGTTACGTTTTGTTATAGACTTGTCAGTATATCGTTCACCTGCAGTAGTAAGATGATCCCCAACAAATTTTGGTTTCTGAGACCTTTTATACCTAATCTCATTAATAATCTCAACCGGAGTATTGTCATAGATAACATACTGCTTATCTCCATGAGTAGTGCCAAATGGTCCAAGATTGCTTTCAGAATGAGCCATGCCGTCAATGCCTGCCCGGGATAAGAATAATGAAGCTTCTCTGTCGCTACCAAATATTTTAACAGCCTTATTATAAAGATCCTTCCCGGATTTAAAAGCATTTTGTATTGAATAATCATACTTACCTTCAATATCCAGTTGATTCATTATACTTTCCTGTTGGTTTAGCTCAACAGAATCCTCCCATGAGAGAAAGTTAAGCTCCTCTGGCGACTTGCCTTTACCTACAAGCACCTTGTATAGACCTTCAGGATTCTTAGGAGGTGATGATTCAAGGTAATTACGAGCTGCTCTGACCATATCATATTGTTTCCCGGATTTAAAATACTGGACCATCTTTGTATCAAGGTAATCAAGTGCCTCCTCGTAATTAAAATTACTGCTTATCAATGCTTTTTCAATCCATCCGGAGGGTTTTTCTCCTATTACACTTTCAGCAACGGTAAAATATGTCCGGTAGTCAAGATTCCCCTTGCTTACGGATTCAGTTATAACCTTGGCCTCTCCAACATGAATGCCATATCCGAATTTACCTTTAGCCTGCTCCGGTTTTGCTGTATAGGCTGTAAGGGCATCAAGGTATTCCCCTGCATTTTGATACTCTGGCTTATTTTTCTGCAGGTTTTCCCTGGACTTACGAAGCAGGTTCATTATCTCTGCCTTGGACATGGATATATTGAATAGTTTCCTTATCCATTCCCGGATCTTAGAAAGTATTCTCTGCCAAAGATTAGGATTCATCTGTCCATTACCAGCCATCTCCCCGATATATTCCTCTGCAATAGTTTTCCAATCGCTCTCAGGGACGTTCCAATTCTCTGATATATTGATGATATCAACCGGAGACATACCTCTATATGTAAGCTGCAATACATTTATGTAAGCTTCATTTCCAAGCAGTGCAGGCAATCCATGATGAGCAATAATCTCATGAGCCATATTACTGACAAAATTTGTTATTGTCCTGGTATCTTCAAGTACTGCATATACAGTATTTGTAACCTTGTCATACAATGCAGGGACTCCGGCATCTTCAACCTTTCCGAATCGCCTGATCATATCCGCTTTAATTCTTTCAGGAAGATCATTTTTTGTCCTGACCACAATAATAGGTACCCCGGTATGATCTGTCATTATTCTTGCCCTGCGCATCATCTCATGTTCGAACATTACATCCAATTCGTCACCGGCCCAACCTTTGTTTTCAAAATTATACTTCGGGTAGTTGGGATTGTCCCAAATAGGAGGGACATCTCTCTTGTATAATATTGTTTTACCACCTTTCTCCTCGGACATCATTACATCGAAAAACTTCTGGAATAACTCATTAAATTTCTCTCTTTCTGCGGCTTCCGGATATGGCCTTTGATCGCCAAATAATGGGTCTTTGTAATTCTCATTATCGGTGCTGTGAACAAGATACTGGCTTACATTCCCCCTTTTTGATATCTGATCCTCAACGAATGCCTCGAATGCCCTTGCCAGCATTTCGGGATTCGTGGTCCAGTAATCCGATACTCTCAACTTATCAAGGTCTTTAGCATCATAGTAGAATCTTGTTGGAGTGTCTCGCTCTTCTTTGTTATCAATCTCATATCTTGCAAGTTGCTCCTTTGCGCCTATGGTAAACCTTGCTGTTTGACTTACTGTAGCTAAATTACTATTCTTGGTCAGAAAACTTCTTCCGAGAACCTTTTTTGCGATCTCATCTAATGCAATGATGTTTGTAAAACTATCTCTTGTAACGACTGACCCCTTCCATCCTTTCTCTTTCGTTTCATACTGGACTGGTTCTCCATAATCTCCTGCCTGAATCTTTGCCGCAAGATCATCCCATTGTTTTAGCTGTTCCGGGGTAGCTCCTGGTTTTGTTTTATTACCATACCATTTACCTCTCTCTATTGACTGCCTGGCTCCTGTAAGGTAATAATTGAGATTATCTTCATATCTCTTTACTGTCTTGGCATAATGCTCAATTGAGACTTCAATGATTTTTGGCTGTTTAAATATCCCTTCAAGTAATGTATTAAATGAATTCTTTAGTTCATCTCTTACTCCTTTCATTCGATAATTTACAGTATCTGAAAGGAATATTCCTCTTTTTTCGTACTGCTCTCCCGGGGTCTTTTCTCCCGGCAACCCTTCCGCAAGTCTTCCAAAATAATGATCAAGTGTATGGAACCATTCATGTGCAACGGCTCCGGCTCCCTTCATCCTTGTAAGATTAAATACTGCTCTTGCTGGCTCATAATGTGCTGAGGCTCCTTGCAACCCCTGCCCTCTTTTGCCAAAGGCAATGGATAGCTGACCATTCAATGATAATGCTCTTGGAGGTACATTAAGCACCCTTGCAAGATCCATTAGGCCATCGTATGCCATGTTCAATATACGCTGTCTCTCATCCTGCGGCACCCAATTACCAAACTCCCCACCGGTGAATCCAAATGTTTCTCTGAATTGATCAGTAGTGATATTCTCATTATTTGGCCTATATACAGTTCCTGTTCTTTCAAGATTCTCAATGTGCGGTCTGACAGGGAAAGATGGTTTGTAGTTGAGTAGGTACTCCTGATTTTCGATCAGCCATTTCATTGCCTCCTTCTCATCAGCAAATCCTCCTTTAAGTGAATATCTCTTACGATCTGTTACTCTACGGTAAACATGATAAGTGTCATCACCCTTCTCGCCTACCTTGCCTATTTTAAACTTACTCCCGACTACTACCAGCTTGATGCGGTCTATAGCCTCTGCTTCACTATCAAATACATCTTTAGATTTCCATATTATAAACTGACCATGAGCTTTTATTGGACGAAATTTGTCCAATTCGGTGAGTATAGTGAATCCTGACATCCATGCAGGAACTTTCTCTTTCTTCTCTTTTGAGCCTCTCGTGAATCCTGATTCTGCTTCATCTTTTCTTGCTCCCCCGATCTTCTCCCCGAAGTCTGTTATTGGCCCAACCTTTTCAATAATCTGATCAGCCTCATCGAAATCAACTTTCTCATCTTTAGCATCTTTCTCTGTCATTGGCTTATCTTCAGGCGCATCTTCCGGATCCTCAAGCTGCTCAACTTCTCTTTCGATAGTGGGTTCATCTTCTTTTTCTGCAGGGGGTAATTCCTGGATCTCCGCAATAGGATTAGGCTCAACTGCATTACCTGCAAACTCCGGAACCGGGCCTTGTACTTTAGGAATATCTTCAACCTTGCTTATATCCTCTCGTAACTGCTTAGACTCATCAAATCCTATTTCCCCTTTGTCTATGGCCTCGAGAACCTGATCCATAGATTTATAAACCTTGTTTTTAAAGATAATCCCATCTACAGGCATTTCTTTTCCGACAATAATGTATTCTCCCGGATTGACAATCTTCCTCCCAAACACATCTACCTGCACCTTGCCATCAGGAAATACATGCTCAACATCAGCCGTCCATTCCCTTCCTCCTCTTGTGAACTTTATCTTATCCTTTGTTGTGGGGAGTTCTTTTACAGGTGTCTCTACCTTCAGGGCTTCTGTAACAGGTTTCTCCTCTTTTGGTACAGCTGGCTCTTCGCTCAGTTTATTTATTTCAGGTTCATATCTTTTCAGATCAGCAATTTCATGTTCGAGATGCCTTATCTGATTTTGTAGCGATCTTAAAGTAAATGTCTCTGATTGTGTTTTAGGTAACTTCAAACCCTTACCATCTTTGCGAGAAAACTTTTCAGATAATTCCAGATTCAGCTCATGTAATTTAGTATTACTCTCTATAATCTTCTCCTTAACAGTTTTTTCCTCTTTCACCAGATGTGTCCTTAGTACCAATGGCTGTACTGATTCATAAGTAAGTTCAGTGGGGCGACCTTCTTTTTCAAGAATATCAAATAATTCTTCTTTTCGAACATTATCAAAATCGTATTGTTGAGCATTCTTTTCCCATAAGGCATTGAATTCTACGTCTGCATTAATCTTATCCTGCTTTGCTAATCTTTCATAGTCAACATTCTTTGCTACTTCATGAATAGCTCTGACTTCGGCTAATTGCTCCTCCATGACTTTCTGAAGGCCCTTGTTGCCATTTTTAACTGCATTTGATAAGTTCTCCTCTGCCAGGGCCACACGCCTCTCAGACTCCTTTAAACTGCCATATGATACAGCTTTATCCCAATACTGTGATTTACCAATCTTCCCCGGCCCGGTAGTGTATTTTTTTTCCTTTAACCGTGTCGGAAATCCCTTGTCAACTATTCTCAATGCTGTCCGAATATCGCCAACCTCTACAGTGCCATCCTTGTAGATATCAATAATTAATTTGCCGTCATTAACCTTTATTCCGAGCTTATTTAACTTAGCTTCGATTTTTTTAGGGAGAGAATCAAGTTTGTATTCATATTCACTCACTATGTAACCATCAACAGTACTTTCATCTATCTCAGGCTCTTTCCTTAATTCTTGTTCTTTAGTACGGACTTTCTCTTTATTACTCCCCAACAGTAAGTCTTCTGCGGCAATCAAGTCATCGAGTAACTGATTCTTCTGCTCCTTAAATATCTTATCCTCTTTGATTGCTGATTGTTTATCAAGTTTCTTTGTGACAACACTCTTAGTTTCTTTTTTGACCGTTACTACTTCCCCGGCAAATGCAGGCTTGGGCTTCTCTACAGTAACTTCCGGCTCAACCTCGCTAAGCTTCTTATTGATAACACTAACGATACTCTCAGTATTATTCCATACAAGATCACCGGATGCCTGCAATGCATCAAGCTCCTCTGTAGAGAAGATGTGCCTTGCATAGTCCCGGGCTTTGATCAGGCTTTTGTCCCATTCATCAAAGGGAGTGTACTTTACCTTTTCCCCTGCGAATTGTGGTTTTGCAGGTTCTGGCTCACCTTGCGCTTCAGTTCCTCCAATGCCTGTTTCTGTGCCTCCTGGTACGATATCCCCTGCGAATTCGCCCTCTGGAGTAATGTCTGGTTGAATCGGTTTTTCAGTTTGTCCTTGCTCATCAGTTTTAAGTTGTGTGTCCCATAATTTCCATACTTTACTGTTAGGATCTCTATAAGCATCGCCACTAATAGCGTTCCCTCCTGCTCTCTTGTATAATCCTGCTACTACTGCCCGGCCTATTCCTTCAATTCCTCCATTAGCAAGCAATAACTTTTTCTTATACAGGCTTTCTTTAATAGCAGCATATTCAGCCTCATCAATGCCCAACTTATCAAGATACTGTCTGCGATATGCTGATTTAAGGCCCTTTGTTATATCCAGTACAGCAAACTCTTTCTTTGTTATGTCGATGCCAGGAGAAGTTATTCCTTCGGTTGATACGATTGGCTCTGCCTTGCCATAAGTCTTTTCGTTAGATAACCACTCCTTGTTGATATATTTGCCATCAATCTCCTTCCATCCTGCTGTAGCTATAGGTCTTTGAGTTCGGTTCTTTGTAAAGACAATTTCTTTAAAGTCTAATAACCTCATGGTTGTAATTTCACCTAATCCCTTCCATCCTGGTTCATAGTTAGAGAGATATCCTGCTCTGGCATCAAATTCAGAATTAAATCCGAGCATTATTTTCAGTTCATCGAATTCTCCTGTTTCTGGTTTTAGCTGAGAAATAATATACACCTTCTGCCCCGGTTCAATCTTCCCAATGAATACATCAACCGGCTCTCCATCAGTAGATACAGTGCCAAGAATGTGACCGTAATCATGGTTCATCATAATACTCCACTTCTTTCCTGAGGGATCAGTGCCTGATCTTATCCCCCCTGCTGCTGTCTCAATGGATATATTCATTCCAAGTATTGAGATATGCCCTTTCGGATAATTGCCAGCCTCTATCTGTGCTTCTGTTGGTCTTGGCTCAACTTCATTACCGGCCTCTGTGAGCTCTGTGCTGATCTTGTCTGCGGTCTTGCGCCCTCCTTCAACTACTTCAGGCGCTTTCTCCGGCTTGGTTGAGGCAGGGGCTTCTGCCGGTGCTGTTTCCTTTCCTTCAATTCTTCTTGATAAATTATTTCTTATATCAAAGGCATCTAATCGTAATTGATCCCATTCTTTCTTAGGTATCTTCGCTATGTCTGGAGCAAGTCCCGTCTCCATTCCATTTAGAATTATATCAATCACATCAGTCCCTCTATCCCTACTTATAAGACCATACTGAATTGCTCTTTTATTCAAAGACTCAACTGTAAATTCACCAATATCAGTTTTACCCGACCCACTAACTACTTCTGTCTCCGGCTGTCCGACCTCTTTAGCTTGATTTAGTAGATTTAATTCATTTTGAATTTCTAATCTTTCTTTCTCTGTAATATTTTTATTTTTCAATCGCTTATTCATCAAATCCTCATCAGGCATTTCAGATTCTTTTATATGAATAGCGGTTCCCGGAACATGAATATAAACATCACCATCAACAAATGTATTTAGTTTATAATCATTTTTGTATTGAGGATATTGTAATTCAAACCAGTTAGCAAATGTTTGATGTCTTGATTTTAACCCTTCCTGATCTATAGCTGGCTTTTTCTCTTCAGGCGCTGGCTTCGACGGTGCTTGTGTAATCTCCTTCTCGGGTGCCGGTTTTTTCTCCGGGGCTTTTTGGGGCTTTTCGGAGCCTTTCTCCGTAACTGTCTCCCCCTCAACAGGGGCAACCTCAGGCACTACTCCCAATGATGCCAGCTTAGCATCGAGCATTCCCTGCAATTCGGTGTCAAGATTGATCTTGATATCTGTCAGGCCTGCCGGATCTGATGCATGGTTGATAGCTCCAAGTACTTCATCCCTCTCCACTTCATCCTTTCCGATCATGTAGGTTTGCACCATTTCAGGGAACTTGGCTTTATACATCTGATTGAGCTCCTCGTCATTCTCCCATTTCAGACCGTATAAGTCCTTTGGTGACTTTGCTGTGCGGATGGCTCCCCTGATATAACCTTTTGATACGGAATTACCGTCTTTCTCATATGAAGGTGGTCCCTGGTGTGCGGCCTGTTCTACTCCGTCAACCTTGACCATTTCAACCTCAGGCTCTTTGATATCCTTATTGACCTCTGATATCTTTTCAGGAGGGATGCTCATTTCCTCACCTGTGTACTCACCGTCTTTAAGTCCTGTTATCTTGATACTTCCATCGAATCCTACCTCCTGCACTTCCCAATCCCGGCCCATGTATTTGATCTCATCACCTACCTTGGCAACTTTATTGGCTGCATCCTGATTTGCTTGTCTTATAACAGGGTCCACTGGCTCGCCTGTCTTTGCATCAACTATTGGTTCCTGACCTGGTACTCCCGGAATCCAGCCTTTCTTTCCCCTGTATGCATCGACTCCCATCTGAATAAACTCCTCAGGTGTCAATGTCTTATCTGTTCGCCAGCCATTAGCAGGATTGCCTTCCCGATCAAGTATCTTGACCATTATGTCGTTGACCGTCATAGAGCCATCAGGACTGCGCTCAATCTTGCTCATCATGGCATAGGTACCGTCACCCATTTCCTTTGTGACCTTACGGAAATAGCCATTGCCATCCTTATCAGTCATCATATTAACTGATACCGGCTGTCCTGTCTTGGGATGTATCTCTGCAACCCTGTTAGTCAGGTCGGTAAGTACTCGTCTGGTATTGTTGGTAAGGATAGCTTTCTCAATCTCCGGCAGTGCATCCTGATTTGTTTTCCATGCATCGAGTAGTTGTTCTTTCTCCGGTGCAGTCATCGATACCTGATCCACAATATCCTCCCGGTTGATATCTTTGATGTTCATCTTCCGGTCAAGTACCGTTACCTTTGTAGGGTCAAGGGGATGGTCGCTTACTTTCTCGTATGTCTGTCCGTCCTTTGTCTGAATGATATTAAACCCTGATTTTTTGCGCCTCATATAGTGATACACTTCACTTTGTCCTGCGGCAAATGGTCCAAGGAATGCACCTAACATGCCTCCCATCTTGATTGATTGGAGAGTATTTGTAACTACTTCTTCAAATAGCAGGCGATCTTCAGGGTATTTATTCAGGTTGGCAAGTATATCCTGCGCTGTTGTCATTGCGCCAAATATTAAACCTGATTTCCCGGCTTCTTTTGATGTCTCCCATGCCAGCCTGCCTATTTTCTGTACTGCTGCCGGGGTATCTGCGATATATCGCCTGAGAATGTTAGTTGCAATATCCGGGGATTCTTTAAGAGTTGCTGATATGGATTCCCCAAGGATCTTATTGACTCCTTTCACACCACTTCCTACAACCTTCCCGGCAACAAGCATGGCTGCCGCTGATGCGAGTGCTACTGCCTGCTTCTGTAATTCACTGATCTCTTTTCCTGTTTCCTCCTGGTATAGTTCCTGCTCGAGTATTGAGTTTCCATATACATCCATTGTCATTGCAACCAGTGTTCCCTCTCCGATAAGTGAGGCTGCCAGACCTGCCCCTGCTACTCCTGCGCCTCCTGATGCGACAATACCTGCAAGTAGCGGAGCCATTGTTCCAAATTCGAACATAGTTCCATGACCGTATATTTCTTTTCGATTGGCAAGTGTCTCTCTGGCTTTGTTTTGAAGTACCTTACTGGCTATATATGCATCTGGCTGCCATCCTGCCATACCTGAAGCTGAACTCAGTAATGGAAGCATCTCTCCAATGAATGATTCCACCCCGGATGCCATACCTAATCCTCCGGCTTTTGCACCTGCCCCGAACTTCTGAAATGCGTTTTTCTGTTGCCACTGTTCTTCTTTCAGCCTTGCTTCTTCGGTTTGCTTGGCATATGGGCCAATAACATCAGGCTCTCCCTTCATGGATAGTGCCTCTGCCTTTTCCTTCATCTCTTTATATGAAGGAATATAGACCTTCTGTTTAGTAGCTGGCTTATCTTTAACTACATCATCGACTGTCATTTTGATCAGTTTAATTACTTACCAGAATTCTGTTTCCTTTGTTCATCCCTCCACTCCCCAACATCACTCATTGCTGTCTTTAATGCTTCATTTTTAGTTACTGGCAATCCTGCTGTAGTAAGAGTTGTGTATTTAAGATCAGCAATTTTCTTTATTTTCTCGTTTATGGCTTTGTCGCTCATATCGGAGGGGTTGGTATCTAAAATTTCAGTAATTCTCATTTGTAATTGAACCTGGGATTCATCGTCAAGCGTTACGCTTCCGTCATCCTTTACTTGTTGTGTTGGTGCCGATGAGGCAGATTGTGAAGGAGGAGGAGCCTCTCCCGGCTTTAGTCCTATCTGTGCTGCAAGATCAGGAACAGGGGCAAATATATTGTCCCTTATAAAATCCCAATTATCCGTAAAAGCTTTGGCTAATGCCTCTGGTTGAGGATTCTTGTTAGCCATAATATCCCTCAATACTCTTGGTATTGTCTGGTCATACTGACTTTTTCCTGTCGATAACTGAGTTGAAATATAATTGATAAGTCCCGGGGTAAGGTATATGGTTTGGTGTGTGTCTGGTGTAATAAACTGCATGGAGCCTTTATCTCCTTTTTGCGGAGGGGTGAGTATATCTATCCCTGTCGTTAATCCCTGACCTGGTATAAGATCAAGCCCTCTCTCGAACTGTGCTTTCTTACGGTCTCTCTCAATGCCAAGGGCTGCATCAGTTGCCATTTGACGAATCTTTCGGGCTCCCTCTGCCTCATTCTCCATCCCTCTGAGCCTGTATTGTTTCTCTAATAGCTCCTGCTCTTTAATGAAGTTATTTAGCTCTTTTTCTGCCTGAGCTGCTCTGTCCTTCTCTGCTTCCTGTTCTTTGAACGCTCTGTCTGCTTTTGCGGCTTCGGTGCCAAGCTTATATTTGAGATCCTCTGATGCCAGTGCAAGCTTTTTAGTATCGATTCCTGCCATCTTCTGCATGTATTCGGTCTCATTCTTGCCATACTCATTAACTGCTGACAGGATGCCGGGATTAACATTGCGTGGTGTTATTGTGGAGCCTTGTGTTGCGCCTACTCCTTCAGCCAATAGCCTGAATGCCTCACCAAGCGCATTGGTCCGCATGATCTTTTTTTGTACTCCCTGTTTCTTTTCCAAGTCCTGTTTTGCTGTATCGGTCTCTTTTTCCCAATCAAACAGTGCAGAATATGGTCCTTTTGCTATTGGTGTAGCAGGTGGTTTTTCTTCCAGGTCTAATCGTGCCATTAATTTCTGAGATTATAGTTGAGAGCCTTATTCATTGAGCTACCGGGATTGCCGATTATATCTTTTTAACCCGGCCTTTTGCTCCAAGTCCTTTAAACCAGCTATCCATATCTTCGAATGCTCCGGTAGCATCTGCCTGAGCGAATCCGATACCTGCATTAAGGGCATTAGTCCCAAGATTTGACCAGTTCTGTCCTTTTGCAAGTGTATTAGAGTATTGGAGATCTGCAAGGTGTTGATCCATACTGAGCTGATTTCTTTTGAGATAGTCCTGTCTCTGTTGTCCGTAACCGGCAAGACTCGTTATTGCACCAACATAGGGCTTTTGCATTTCTTCTGCGGCTGCAACGGTTTTCTCATCCGATGCCCCGGAGATTACTGATCCCTGGGCTACCTTCTTAGTGTTCTCTATATACTTCTGAGTAAGGAGGCTGAGTGCTGACTTTGCCTGTGGAGTATTGAGGAAGTCAAGATTGTAGTCATACTTGACTTCAAGATCAAGCTCTTGCCTTCGTTGTGCCAGTTCTCTTTCTGCTCGCTTGTTAGCTGCGGCAGATTCTGCCTGTGAGAGCACTGTCCCGGCAAGTGAAGCTATAGCCAATGCTGTGCCAATCATATCTGGTAGATTTTGTAAAATGTAAACTTATAAGTTTTTCTCCGTTGTAAAGCGTTTTTTTGGCGCAAGTTTCTGTCATTTTGTCGCTATTACATGAGTATTTATTATAAACTTTGCAAAAACATATAGTGACATGCCAAAATTCACTAACAGGAAAGCCCTTGACAGAGCATTATTCTATATCATTGAGCAGAACATGACAGTACAGGATGCTGCCAAGTCATCCGGTGCCAATTTAAGAACTGTCTATCGCAAATATCAGCAATATCTGGACCAGACAAACAAGATCAAAGATGGATTAATGCCTCATGTTGACAATGACAAGATAGCAATTATCCATACCCCTGAACAGGAACTCAATATTGCACTACATGAACGAGCTCAGTTCATGAAAGATATGTTCAGGGCTAAGAAGCTGATACTTGAACGGATAATAAGAGTCGCAAAGGACACCAGAAATATCGATGCACTGCAAAAAACGCTTAAAACACTAAGTGAACTCGAAAATATTGGCAATCCCAAAGACAGCGATATGCCTGGGGTTAATGTCGATACTGCAAATATATTCCAGTTTTTCAACCAAAAATTAATAGACGATGGCTACCAAGGAAAACCAGTTACGGATGCCGATATCATTGAAGGGGATTGACCGGAGGCCTAATGATGCCCTTCCTGATGGTGCATTGCTTGACATGATAAATATGCGCTTTACCAATGGAGCCTTACGTCCTGTCCCGGGAAAGGTGCTGGTTCCTGACTCTCCACAATTCAGCTTAATGTATAAGCATATCATATCAGAGACTGTATATTCCTTTTGGGGAACATCAGGATCTTACCTTGCCTATGCCATATACCAGAATGATGTACTTGTAACACAGAACTTAGCATTACAAACTATCACAGGTGAGGCAGCCTTCAGTCATGTAGGGAATGCCTGTATGATCAGTGATCAGGAGGGAGAAAAGACCTATGTGATGCTATATGACCCTGATACACAAGACTACCGTTCCTTTGATGGGTTCCTCCCGGACATGCCGCTTATCCAGTTCCAGCGAGTTGCCAATACTACGGATGATGAGACAAAAGTAATTACCTTGGATGCTGCATCTACTGATGATGCAATTGATACTGCATTAAAGGGATCGGCACAAGATCAATGGAAACGGATGGTGAGGAAGGGTTATTTGATAGGCAAATACTTGGTCCGTTGTGCATGGGAGTTATTTGATGGTTCTATCGTGATGCATACTGTGCCTGCATTTATTGTCGGAAGTGATATTGATGGAAAATGGCATGCAGGAGCAAGCTATTGGACTACTGTTAAATTTACAGGGTATGACATTCAATACAAAATAAACATATCATCTGCTGACCTTATAGCCCTGAAAACCCAATACAAAGGCATTGTTAAGTCATTTAACATCTACATAACAAACCATGCACCATTGGAAGAATTACAAAAGATTCTGATGGTTGATGACGATTATTATTCAATGACACTTCCTGCCGGATATACTACAGGCATGACTAATAGCTGGATAAATAATGAGATATTTTATTTTCAACTAAGAAAAATCGGAATTGATAGTCTTACTGCTGAGACATTTGCTAATGTGGCTATATCTGATGTTTCTTTGTTATCATCGGGTGATGTAATGCCTGCTGGTAATTTTTCTATACACAGACTCTTTGGTAAAAGATTATTCAGCTATAATCAACGGATATTCATGGGGAATATTAAAAATACCTTATATCAGGGACAGTCATTACATGGGTTACTATATGTAGGAACCAATAATGTAACTGGCCCAGCTTACTCTATAGCTATCTCTTACGATATTGATACTGCTGAAGGTACTAAGCGTGTATTGACAGAGTGGGAGGAATGCACGTATTATCGGGATGATGGTGGTGGAAACCCTGATTATTTCCAGTTTACGTTGCGTGACTTTATTGGTTATCCTGATGCCAGATGCAAGCAATGTGATATGTGGTTCAAAATAGGAGCAGATATTAGGCATATAAAGACAATCCCTATGAACCAGGTATTCGGCATGAATTTCTCTTTTGCTATGCCGGTTAATTATTTCACACTTGATACTGGCCTTGGCTTTCCTAAGGTTATTGGACCATATACCGGCTATTCAATCGATTCTCCTGAGGTATCTGCAACATATTGGGATGGAGACAGGGTACAAGCTACTGAATTCCAGAACCCATTTTACTTTCCTGCTATCAACTCATATCGGGTGGACGGTTTCATAATGGGAATGGCTACCAATGTAATACCTCTCTCTCAGGGCCAGTTTGGGCAGTTCCCTATTTTCACCTTTACCACCAGAGGTATCTGGACACTTGATATAGGCGATGGAGATATACTGATTCAAAGTGTCAGGCCATTATCAGGCACTGTATGTATTAATGCTAAGTCCATCCTAGGTATTGATGGAGGGGTTATATTCCTGAGTAATGAAGGCCTGATGATATTGGCAGGGAGAGATCCTATTGGGATAAGTGATCAAGCCATTGGACCGGCAGCATCGCCATTGATCGGCCTGAATTCGTATGATAAGATAATGAACGATCCAAATGTGTATCGCCCACTCCTGTTCACTGATGAAGATCCATTTGGGACGTATGCAATGAATGCCAATGTAGCATTTGTTAATGTTAATCTGCTTAATGCAACAGAGCGTAAAGAGATCATTGTAAGTAATCCAGAGTATAATTACTCGTATGTATATAACCTGACATCGAAGTCGTGGTTTCGGATTACTCAGTCCTGGGTGACGTTTATACATGACTTCCCGACTGTATATGGGACTGATTATGCCAATTCATTATTCAACCTGTATGATATAACGCAAGAGCTCGCTGTAACTGATCAGGAGATAATGATACATGCAGAGACCAGGCCTGTTAAGTTTGGTGAAATGGTAAGCTTTAAAAAGATAATGAGATCGATCCTGTATGGATGGATTAACCCGGGAGACATGAAACCTTTCACCTTTTACCTGTTTGGTAGTTCTGACGGAGAACATTGGTTCGTTCACAGTGCAAGTCATGTTGTCTCTCCGGGAGAAAAGGTAATAACCGGGAGATCCTCATTCAGCTGTAGATCGTTTATATTCGTGATAGGTGGCGCAGTGAAGGATGATTCATACATTTCAGGCCTGATCGCTGATATTGAAAAGCGTTACGCTATGAAGCTAACTTAATGAAATGCAGTAAGATATATAAACTTTACCAAAAATTTAAGATAATGTCGCAAGTGAATGAAGACTTAGCTTATATTGCAGGGTTTGTTGATGGAGAAGGTTCTATAATTATGCACATACGGAGAGATAGGAAACAACCTTATATTCGACCTATGCTTATAATAACACAAGCTAATAAGGAAATATTACTATGGATTCTTAAAACATTGAATATAGGCAATATTAATCTCATTTATCAGAAAGAAAACCGGAGAAAAATAAAAAAAGACTGTTGGAATATCAATTATGGAGACAGAAAAGCGTATGAAGTTATTAAATTATTGCGCCCATATATAAGAGTGAAAGCTGAACAGGCTGATCTATTAATATCTTTCTATGAAAAATACGGAGATTCACATAATAACTCCAAAGAAAAATTAGCATTAGCTGAACTTAATAACAAACTTAATCATGTGTCCATATGTAAGTGAGGCCCAGCGAGCCTATTTTAATATTCATAAGAAAGAATTGGAGAAGCAAGGTGTTAATGTAGAACACTGGAATGAAGAATCAAAGGGTAAGGACCTCCCGGAACATGCTAAGAAAAAAAAGAAGCATGACTTCGCTGGTGATCACCTGAAACAACATCATGCTTCCAGAAAGGGCAAATAAGCCCCTTACAGGTCAATCAATACCCAATCAAGCTTCGGCCTTGGCAGACCAAGAACCAGGCATACATGACTCAATAGAGTCTCTTTATCATCATATTTCAGATCTTCATCCGTCAGAAGATGATATTTCTTCTTCAGCTTAGCTTTCAGCAGCTGTAAATCCTTTTCAGCTTGTGTCGGTCCAACAGGAGGAGATTCTAAAACCTCAACTGAGGATTTTGTTTCCGATTTTGTTTTCTTTTTAGTCATGACTGTAAATTTATGTTTTGATATCATCACAAAGTTAAAAAACAAATTCAAAACTTCTATTGTAATTAATTACTCTTATAATCATTTCTTAAAAAGAAGAATAATAACTATTATTAACTATATATATCTAATGATACATATGCGTAATGCAAGTGCGGTTCGCAAGTGCGTATCGCAAGTGCCGGGATTTTTGCCCAAAATTGACCTTTTTGCTCTCTTTTTTTGTGCGTAAAAAAAACGGTGCGTATCGCACTTGCGGGACTGCATTTATAAATAGCTGATTCTAATATACATACAAGAGTATAAAAACTATCAATAACACATCATGAAAATTATATAAAAGAGCTGTTTTATTGTGCAGTTATTTCACAATAACAGGCCGGAATATCAAAACATACTTTTCATTTCTGTTTGTCATTTTTGTCACACGCTATGAATATATCAATCAATCCATTACAAAGGTTATTGTGACAGCCTATTATTTTTTATGTCATTTTTATGTCATTTTGTGCCAATAAACATGCCTGATATCTAACACTTTACGATTTAATGTCATTTGTGACAAAAAAATGACAAACGATTTTGCTCCGTTTGTGACAATCGCATTTTGAAAGTGTTGAATTACTCAACACTTATTTTGTAACCTATATAATACACAGTATATTATGAGTGATACTAAAGGGCTTTATAAAAATGTCATTTTATGTCATACTAACATATGTTGAAAAAATAGTTGTTAAAATGTTTGTTTGGCAGTTAATTATTTCGTAGTATTGTACTCGAAAGCATCTGACAAATGGGATCAAAAAGCATAACACACAGGGAATTAAGCAATTACGGAATATTAAAGCAATATTCTGGTTCTGATATGAAATCAATCAAGGCTCATTTATGCAAAGATCATCCTGAAAGATTAAGATGGCCATTGTTTGAATTAGTGATTCACAGGGAGTTTGTAGAGATAATAGGTTTTGAATGGACTGTAATAAGTGCGGAGGATGAAGAAACAGCGGCAGGGGTATTATACAACGTAATTAAGCGAGTAATTTCACCAATAAGTATAAACTAAACACACTGACAAAATGAGAAACGTAAGAATGGAAAGAACAGCGGACACCCTGACGATCACAGTTGATTTAACTGAGAAGGGTGAAATGAGTAAATCAGGCAAGATCATTGTAATTGCTTCGACAGAGGGCAATCAGAGTTTAAAATCGGATGAGGCTGACGGAGGGGCTATAATAAAGGTAGGCCTGAATGTTTTCAAATTGGTATAGGCTTTAATTGGCGGTGACAAGTCCGCAGAAATACAGAGGAGCCGGGGTGCGAGTCCCCGGGAGTAATGTAAACCAATTAAAGCATCAGACAAATGAAAAAAGAAGCATTCAAAGAAGAAAGTTCGAGAACCCGGACAGACAAGCACTTTCAGGAGGCGTTTGATCACTTCAAACCGAAGGAAGTATTCAACCTGAAAGACGATCCTGAGACTATTGATCTATCAGAGCCCGATGATTTATCCCCCATTGCAACAGCTGTAAGGGAGAAAGAGCGCAAGCAGATGATAAGAGTATTCGGAGCTTACCAGCACTTCTTATTTATACTACTGTTATTTGCCTCCCTACAGGCAACAGGCCAGAGGAATACCCTCTGGCTGACTCATAATCCTACAGATATGGCCTTGGGCTTGCGCTATGACAGGCAAATAAGCAATTTAGGGCTATATACCGGAGTAAGCTATGGCAACTACCGGATTGATGACGTTCAGCGCATAGACGACCACATTAAGCTGTCAGCAGGTGCTATCCGGTATGTACCAGACACAATGAATCGCACAACATTGCTGTATTCCATTGGCCTGTCATATCATCATTATGGCAATACGCAATACTTTGATGACATTAATAGAAAGGTTTTATTCCCACTCTCCGTTGACATGGGAGTTGGAGCAAGAATCAAATGGTTCAATGTCGGATTCACTATGGATTTTATTAAATGGGAAGGTGGATTTATATTTGGAGTAACATTTTAAACCTATTATAATGGCACGACCACTGGAATATAAGACAGCACCCAATACAAGGGTAGCTTATGAGGAATACCTGAACGAGTTAGGCATTCCGGAGGACGATAAATGGAGTAATGGAGGCAGGATTCCTGCCTCCACAATCCATTGGGGTACATGGATGCGGACAAATGATCCGATAGCATTCAATGCAGGTTATCAGGAATGGTTAATAGCATTGAAATGAATTATAACCGCTTATTAATTAATACTTTATTATGATGAATGAAATTTCAAAACAAATTACGGCAGATAAGTTTCTTTCGGCATTAAAGAAAGAACATTTATCAAAAAAAGAAGCAGGAGACAGCATTGGGCTGACTGCGGTACAGGTATCTTACCTTTTTAATAAGAACTATTGGGCCCGATTAGGGAATACCGTATGGGGTAAAGTACTGAAGTGGATAAACTCAGGATTATCTCTCAAAGAGTATTGCAAAAAGAAGCATGATCTTCCAATTGAGACCAAACATACCGAGATTACCATTTCAAAAGAGCCAGACAAGAAAGAAGAAATACCTCCAACTGTCAAGGATTCTTCACAATATCCAAAACTTGTCACTCTCCTGGAAGAAGAAAAAGCAAGCCTTCAGGTGGAAATTAACCAGATGCAGATGCGCTTGAACCTTATTGATGGTCTGTTACCACTTTATAAATAGCCATATGAAAAAAGAAGCATTTATGAAAGGGCTTGACCTGACAGAGAAAGTTGAGTCAGTGCAGAAACTAAAAGAGAAGTTTGGCCTTATAAACAATCTCGAATTAGTAGCACCAAACAGAGGCAGTGTAATTGATATCTATCCTGAAAATGGATCAAGAACCAACCAAAGTGGCAATAACAAAATCCCAGAGAAGCTAAAGACACAGATCAACGAGGAGGCTATTCGTTTCCTGCAAAGGTGCAAACGTCATTGTGATACTTTTGAGCATAAACTTAAAGAGGAATTCGAAGATCTGAATGATGATTACCAGGTCCCGGCAAAAGAAGAAGATAAAGAAGTGGAGGACGAGGGATGAAAGACGACAAATCATTAAGACTGACTGCCCTGTATGCTTGGGGCGGTCTAGTGATTGTAATACTATTGATCCTTCAATTTGCAGAGGTGTCTGTTTTTGAACGATCCTTATGTATCTTTACAATCTTATTTGGATTAGCTGTTGTCCTGATCTTAAACTTACCGTATTGGTTAATTGACAGGAGACCATCCCCGGAGAAAAACCTGCTCCAGTTCCTCATTAGATGCAACGAGAGCGAGTTATCCACGTACATCAGCCAGATCAGGAAGGAATATCCTCAGGAAATTGACTTAACTGTCTCAACTGATAAAGGATCTGCCAAAATAGTAGCAACATTAAGAAATGGCTTGGTCTATGATATTGTTGGGATTCTTAAAAACCGGAGACTTACTCTTGGTGACATTCTACTATTACAAACCTCCTCAGGGGAAATAAGCAGGTTTATTATTGTTGACCTGACCTATCTAAAAGAAATGGTTCCCGATATATTTCTATGTCATGCAGCACTAATACATTAACTTTAAAATGCAGAGTGAAGATATAACAATCGCTGTTCGTAAGATACTGCCAAAGGGACAACGGCTTACCTTTGACGAGATCCGTTTTGTGATAGACGAGATCGCAGTTGATACTGTTGTAGGCCATTATGTTGCCATACGCAAGAGGAAAGTAATTTATACCTTCCCTCCCATCAGGCTGAAGGTAGAACAGGCCGCACTGATGACAGGGATTCAGGTTAAGACAGGATTTAAAATAAGGTATTAAAATTTAAAATATGAAAATTGAATTAAAGCAACTTATTATCGTCAATTTCAAGGGCTTAAAGTCTTTGTCTATTGATTTTACGGATGACACCACCATCAAAGGTGAAAACGAGACCGGCAAAACAACTGTAGTTGATGCATGGCTCTGGCTGATGTTCGGAAAGGATTCTACTGACCGGAAAAAGTTCGGGATAAAGACTCTTGATGAAAATGGGAAAGTAATTCCAATGTTGGACCATGAAGTAATCGGAAAGCTTCATGTCTGGCATGGGGAGGACAATGAAGTCCCAAGGACCATGATCCTGAAAAGAACCTTCCGGGAGAAATGGGAGAAGCCCAGGGGTAAGGCACAGGCTGAATTTACCGGCAATGAAACAATCTATAATGTCGATAGGGTGCCATGCACTCAGAAAGAGTACATGGATAAGATTGATAGTTTATGCCCTGAGGCACTGTTCAAACTACTGACTAACCCTAATTACTTCCCTGGCCTTGACTGGACTACTCAGAGGGCTTCACTCTTTGCATTGATACCGGAAGTAACAAATGAGGGCATCATTGAATCCATACCCCTTAAAACGAAGCAGCAGGGCAAATTTGATGAGCTGATGAAGATTATAACCCGGGATAAGACTATCGAGGACTACATGAAACAGATAGCTTCCGAAAAACGTAAACTGAAAGAGGAACTTGATCTTATACCTGCAAGAGTGGATGAAGTGAACAGGGGAATGCCGGAGGCTGAAAACTGGACTGATCTTGAAGTAAGCATATCGGCAGCAGAAGCATTCATCAGGCGCAAAGAGACTGAAAAGACTGATAAGCTTGCCAGTGTGGAAGGAGAGTCAACAAAGCGGGCAGACCTGCAATCCGATATAAATACCTGGAGCCAGCGCATGACTGCCATTAAGAATGAAATCGAGAATTCCATAAGATCAGAATATCATACCCATCAGCAGAAAGTACAGGAGATCAAGAACAACCTGGCTGACTATGAAGGGCTGATTGGACGTGCTACCAATACCCTGGCAGATAATAAAGAGGAACTTGCAGAGCTACAGGCTAAGCGCAACATCCTGATCGATGATTGGAAAGCTATCAATGAAAGAGTCTTTAAATCCAGTGAGGATAATACTCTTTGCTTTAATTGCCATCAGATACTGCCTGAAGATATGTTAAACAGCAGCACAGAAGAAGCTATTGCCAAATTTAACCTGGAAAAGAATTCCGCTCTCGCTCAGAATAAAGAAAAGGGCCTGAAGATCAAAGGCCAGATCGAAAGCAAGCAAACTCAGATTGACGAGCTGACTAAAAAAATTGATAAGCTGAATACGGACCGGGAAGCTGTGCGCATACGACTAACAGAGGCTGACCAGCCATTAAAAACCGGCACAGTGGAGGAGAGGCTTGCAGCGCATGCAGAATACCAACAGATGGTGACTGATTTAGAAATGTTTCAAAGCACCCTTAAAAAGCTTGGGGAAATCAAAGCTGTTGATGTTTCTGATATTGAGAAAGAGATCGTCTTTGCTCGTAACTCTTTAGACGATAAGAAAATAAGGCTCGCAAAGCGTGATGCAATACAAAAAGCTGAAAGCAGAAGAGCAGAACTGGAAGGACAGCAGACAAAGCTCTCTCAGGAGATCGCTGATCTGGAACAGATGCAGTTTACCATTGATGCTTTTATATTTCGTAAGATCACCATGCTCGAGGAGCAGATAAACAGCCTGTTTGATCATGCTAAATTCAAGATGTTTGATTTACAGGTCAATGGTCAGCTTGTCGAGACTTGCGAAGTATCTTATAAAGGGGTACCCTATTCAGATCTTAACAGAGCTGCAAAAATCAACATCGGACTTGATATTATTAACACCATGTCAAGAGCTCATGGCATCATTGCCCCTATCTTTATTGATAACGCTGAAAGCACCAATGAGTTTATCGCTACAAAGGCTCAGATGGTGAAATTATACGTAACTTTGGATAACCCATTGATATTTGGATAAACCATTTAATACATTTAATATTATGACAGACAAAAAAACAGCAGGGAGCGTACCTGCAACAAGTACACCCCCATCCAACCGGAAACAAAGATTGGATGAGGTAGCAGTTAAGACTCTTGAGCATCTTCAGACATTGGAGGAAACCGGAAATATTACATTCCCTCCAAATTACTCAAAGGAGAATGCGGTAAAAGGAGCTATGCTATTTCTGGCAGAGGCTGCCGATAAGGATGGAATATACCTTATTGATAAATGTACCCTGCCCTCTATTGCCAATTCAATCATGGCGATGTGCATTGATGGCCTCAGCATATGGAAGAAGCAGGGCTATTTCATCCCGTACAAAAACAAGGCTACTGACAAGTTTGAACTTAAATGGCAGCCTGACTACCGGGGACATATCCTTCTGGCAAGGCGTGATGCTGATGTGAAAGAGGTCAATGCCCAATGTATCTATGAAGGTGATGAATTTCAATATGAGGTAGATATCACCAATGGCAGACAAAGAATTATCAAGCATGCACTAAGTCTCGACAATCAGGATATTGCAAAGATCAAAGGTGCATACGCTGTTGTTGTCTTCAATGATGGTTCAACCGGTGTAGAGATCATGACCATTGTTCAGCTCAAACAGGCATGGATGATGGGAGCGACAAAAGGAGATTCACCTGCACATAAAGGATTCACTGATCGTATGTGCCGCAGAACAGTAATCAACAGGGCAACCAATAACCTGATTGGTTCAAGTGATGATTCCGAGATAATATCAGAGGATGATCAAAACAGGCCGGTAAAAGAGAGGGATGAGGCTATCAAAGAGAGATCAGGGAAGAAGCAGCTCGATATTCACGATACTACTTTTGAGGAGGTTAATGATAATGTTCCAAAAGAACAGCTCGAACAGATGAAAGAAGCCCCAGGACGACAGGGGAACCTTTCTGATCTTGAGAATGAAGCTCGACATAATGAGCATTCAGGATCTCACAGCGCAGAACAGGAAGACAAAGGACCGGGAGAACCAGGATATTAAACCAAAATTGCTTATATTTGTACCGCTTATCGGTTATATCATGACCAAAAAAAGAAATATTAACGCCCTGAAAGTAGTTGCGATCATCCCGCAAGGTATGACCGATAAGCCTTCTACCGTAGGGGCTTTATTATTTAATGCAATGGAGAAACAGGAAATATGGAAAGAGATTCCGGGATTTAACGGAAGGTACCAGGCTTCAACAAAGGGTCGAATTAAGTCATTAAGATTTAGAAATTCATCTCATAGTCGCATTCTTAAACAATCTAAACAAAAACAAGGTTATCTAATTCTTCATCTTTGTAATGACAAACCAAAACTTTATAGAGTTAATAGATTAATAGCACTTACATTTATACCTAATCCTGAAAATAAGTATGCAACCAACCATAAAGATGGGGTTAAAAGTAATAATTATGTAACCAACTTAGAATGGGCCACTAAGTCAGAGAACGAGACCCATAAACACAGGGTGCTTGGGCAACCCGGAACAATGACGGGAAGGGTTGGCAAAGATAATCCAAAATCAAGAGAGATAAATCAACTATTGCTATCTGGAGAGTTTTTATGTAAGTGGGATAATTCTCGTTCTATTCAGCAGGCTCTTGGTTTTGACTTTAGAAACGTATATGCCTGTTGTCGCGGTTGGCGCAAATCAGCTTATGGATATAAATGGAAATTTACTAATGACTAAATCATGGTTCTTAAAATAGTTTCATCGGGATCAGTCGGTAATTGTTACATTTTAGATGCAGGAGATGAAGCACTTATAGTAGAATGCGGTGTCCCCTTTAATCAAATTAAGAAGGCATTGAATTATAACATAGCTAAAGTAGTGGGGGCTTTATCAACTCATAGGCATAGGGATCATTCTAAAAGCATTAAAGACGTTATGGCTGCGGGAATCAGGGTATTATCAAGTGAAGATGTGTTTGCTTCTCACAATATTCCAATCTCCCATTTCCGGGCAAAAGTTGTCATTCCCGAAAAAGGATACAAGATGGGAAACTTTAAAATTATTGGATTTGAAGTTGAACATGATTGTTATTGCTTAGGTTTTCACATTAATCATCCTTCTTCCGGAAATATACTCTTTGTCACAGATACCTATACGGTTCCATATACTTTTAAGAACCTTAATCAGATCCTCCTGGAAGTGAATTACGAAGATTCGATTCTTGAAAACAATATTATTAATGGCAGATTAAGCCCTGTTATGAGACCTCGATTGCTTTATACACATTTAGAATTGGAGACAGCCAAAAATATACTTCGCTCTTTGGACTTATCAAATGTAATGAACATTGTGCTTCTCCATTTAAGTTCTGCAAATTCGGATGAAGCCCGATTCGTTACAGAGATCTCTGGCGAATTCTGCAAAACTACCATTGCAGCAGACAAAGAACTGACGATTGATTTTAATCATCTACCGTATTAAAGATGGATAATTCTTTATACCTTTGGAATTGGATAGGCAAGATTAGCTACTTGCTGATAAGGGGAACCGAACGCCCCTTCCAATTCTTTTTCGTTCGGATTTATCAAATGTTCGACAATATGAAACTTATTACATTATCTCAAGGCAAATTTGCCCAAGTTGACGATGCAGACTATGATTGGCTGAATGTCTGGAAGTGGTGCGCAAGTAGGTTTAAAAATACTTATTATGCAACGAGGGCGTCTAAGCGAATTAATGGGAAGCAAAAGACTATTTACATGCACCGAGAAATTCTTAACACGCCCAAAGGAAAATTAACAGATCATCAGGATCACAACGGATTAAACTGCCAAAGGCACAATATTAGGAATGCTACTCATTCGCAGAATCGGATAAATACAACTCCTTATGGCTATTCTAAATATCTCGGAGTAACATTTTCGGGGAAGAAATATAAATCTAAATTCAGAGCATGTATTTATATTAAAGGCAGAAGAATTCATTTAGGATTCTTTATGATTGAAGAAGATGCTGCCAGAGCCTATGATATAGCAGCCAAGCAATATCATGGAGAATTCGCAAACCTTAATTTCAAAACTTAACACCTTATTGATTATGAGTACAAAAACAGAAACATTTGATGTGCAAAAAGCGTGTGAGGCACAAAAAGCTTATTGCAAAGAAAAGGACTATCCTCACTTCGCCCCGGGGAATGGATCATGCTATAACTGCCATAGAAATATTTATACCCAATGGGGAGATAAATATAAATCCGGTTATTCAGTTGAAAGGGCTTCTTCAGAATTAATTACAGGCTGCCCTCATTGTCACTATTCTTATTGCGAGTAAGCCATGAACAGACCACTCGCAAGGCAGATAGCAGATGTGGTCTCTAATGATCAACTGAAGCAAATGTTTGATAATGCCAAGAGCAGCATTACGAACTGGACCAGAGCAAGCTTATGTAATAAAGGAATAAGCCGGGGAACAGCATGGAACATACTGGCAAAGGATTTTGATGTGAAAGCAGAACATCATAAACTTGCCAAGGTTAATATGATAAGGGAGTTTGGGGAATATCTCCCTTACGAGCTAAAACATCGGTTTGACAAGAAGAAGAAACAGAAATCCTGGAAGCCGATCCATCAGGAACCAATATTTTAATCACTAATACACTTTTATTTATATGGAAAAACGATTGTTACAAAACGTAGGTGCCAAGGAAAGGGAGGAGACTCTTGAAAGCTCAGCCGACAGGATTGAGAACTTTTCCTACACTAAGCCTTTCACTCCGGAGCAGATCCGAGTGTTTAAGGATGATCTTTCAACGACAATGCTTGACTACAATGCATTGGAGGATGAGCTGAATACTATTAAGGATTCATTCAAGCAAAGGATGAAGCCCTTAAAAGATGAAACTAAGCTTCTGTTAACGAACATCAAAAACAAGGCTGAGTTTGTTAATGAGAAATGCTTTATCATAACTGAAGGTGATGAAGTGGGCTATTACAATGCTGATGGGGAACTTGTCTATCAGAGGCCGATCCTGCCAGGCGAAAGGCAGAAAACAATATTCTCTATCAATAGAGAAGGTACTAACGACTAATAATAAAGTATGAAAACAGAACAAATTGTAATTAATGGACTAACCGGCAATGAGATCATTCTCCGGGAAGGTACAGCAAGAGATGAGTTTATTGCTCCTGCTATGAATCTATCCGGGAATATTGATACTCCATTTCGGTACATTGAGAAGCAGAAAGCCTATTTCCCTAAATATGGATCTATTGAGGGTAAATCTGTTTTAAAAGCACATATCGCGATTGATCGGGAGAATATGGTAATCGCACTCTTTGTCGATCCGAAAAGTGAAGATCCTGATAAAATAATCGGGAAATTAGAACTACATGAGGATTTTGTCAAGTTTGGCATTAATTCCGGGAAAGAGTTAACGACTACTGCCCTAGCTGAACTGTTCAAGATGAACCGGTCTGCCTTTAAGGATAAGGAGACTGCAATGAAGCTTGTAAAGGAACTGAGAAGTTTTAAAGCAAAGGTTGACAAGGAAGTTGAGAAGCATTCAGATGATCGTGCAAACTACACCATGCACAAATCACAGGCCGTAGATTCAAACATCCCTGCATCTTTTCAGCTCGTTGTGCCTATCTTTAAAGGAGAACCAGCCATTACCTTTGAGGTTGAAATAAATATCAATGCAGAGAGCCTTAATTGCAGCCTGATATCCCCGGAGGTCAATGATTATATTGCTGTAGAAAAGAATAAGATCATTGATGAGCAGATTAAGAAGATTCAGGAGGCCATGCCTGAACTTCTGATCATAGAAGTTTAATGGTTATCCCCGGGGAGGAGCTCTTGCCTGTTCGATTCAGGCCCGGGGAGCAAAGTAGTTTTTGAACTAAAAACAGGTTTATGACAAAGCTAAAAGATCCATCTATACCTTTTTATTTTGGCAATTACTATACAAGTACCAGAAAGATGACACAAGCGGAGAGAGGAGCCTATATTGACGTTCTGGCTATGATCTTTGAAACTGGTCGTTTAACGCATGATGAAGTAATTACATTCTGTGAAGGGCATAATTACCCAAAGGTATTCGAAAAATTATCAATAGATGAACATGGTTTGTATTACAATACGAGATTAGATCATGAGATGATAAAAAAGAGTAGATTCAAAGAATCCAGGGCAAAGAATCTTGGCATTTATTACGGTAAAGACCCAAAAACCATAAATGGCGAAAAGCAGAAATCAGGTAAAAAACCCGGGAAACCGGTTCCAGATGGTACCTCAACCCCCGGAGAATCGAATATTCGAAAGAAGAAAGCACCCAAGGCCAAAGTTTTTAAACCTCCAAGCGTTGAGGAGGTTGCAGCGTATTGTAATGAGAGAAAAAACGAAGTTGATCCCATCGCTTTCCTTAATCACTATGAAACGGTAGGTTGGGTATATGGAAAATCACGCCATCCAATTAAGGATTGGAAAAAAGCTGTGCATACCTGGGAGGACAGAGAAAGGAAAGAGAAAAAAGAGAAAGGTATTGAACGAGGCCAGCATCCCGGGCAAAACTTTGTATCAGGGAAAGTACCAGCAAAATTTAAAACAGAGTAATATGGAACCTATTGACCCGAAACACTTAGATAAAATCAACAAGGCATTTGCAAGGCTGTCCGAGAACGGACCCTATGAGTGCAGACCAACAAATATATCTCTTGGATCAAGGGATATGATGAAGCCTGTATTCATTGAATGCTTTACAAGGTATGACAAAACGATAACCAAGCAGCACCCTCTACTGTGGCTGTCAGAGTATGAAAAGGTACTTGATTGGATGGCAGATAATCAGGGGAAGGGATTATTTATGTTTGGCGACTGTGGCAGAGGAAAAAGCAAGATCATAATGGGAGTACTCATACCTGTTTTTATTGCAGCAGGAAAATACCTTCCGGGATTCCATGCATCACTGCTCCCCTCTAAATCTCCGATTCATGATAATTGGAATTACGAGTTATACCGGAAATGGAAGTTCTCGTATATAGATGAGCTTGGCACTGAGTCAATGGTCAATAATTACGGAGAGAAATTTGAATCATTCAATGAGATCATCAATGTTGCTGAGCAGGATCTTAATATCCTGATCATATCCTCTAACCTGTCCTCAGTACAATTCATACAGAGGTATGGGGATCGTACTATAGACCGGCTTAACCGGCTATGCAAGATTATTGAGTTTAAAGGAAATAGTTTAAGACCGTAAAAATGTTTCACGTACCAAATCAATATAGAAATACGACTGATCCAGTTTACAAATCGGATGAAAGCTATGGGAATAATGGATTATTTATAATTCCATACCATAAAAAGAATGTGCTTCAATATAGGACATTAGCCTCTGATGGAATGGGATGGGAGCATGTATCCGTTAGTTTATCACTTCCTGAAAGGAAAATAGTGATTCGATGTCCGTCTTGGGATGAAATGTGCTATATTAAATCTTTATTTTGGGATGATGAGGATTGTGTTATCCAATATCATCCTTCGAAGAGTGAATACGTTAATCGACATCCATATGTACTTCACTTATGGAGGCCAATAGAACAGACTATTCCAATTCCACTAAAAATTATGATAGGATGAATGAGCAAATTAATCGAAAATCAGGACCAAGCGCATACGTGGTGCCTCTGCTTGAATATCCTTTTCTCAGAGTTAAAGGGAAAAAGAGAATAACGGAGATAATAGCCGAGGCATGGGAAATACCCGAAAATATGGTTCTTGGTAGCACTGATATCGTTGATAAAGAATATGTGGGCACCAATTCATTACAATGGACGAGGCCCCGGATACCAGGGGAAAGACAAGTACCGTATGCAAATGCCAGAAAGTTTTATTTCTATGTGATGATTAAGGTCAAGAAATACAGCTGGAGAGAGCTCACTAAGATTACTGGTCGCAAGATTGCAGCAATGAGGTATGCCAGCACAAAGGCACAGGAGCACATGAAATCAGAGAAAGATTATATGACCAGGGCCCAATATGTACTAGATCTTATAGCTAAAGAAGAGGTAATCTTCCCGAAACCAGCAATAGAACTGGAAGCAGTTACTATGGCAGTTACTCATAAAGTATATCCACATCAAAATTCAAAGAAATGACACACATGGAAGTTATAAATAAATTAGCCTTTGAAATGGTTAAGGTAACAGGTGAGATAGATCATGTAAATACTTACCGGTGGTTCATTCGTCAGGCCCTGGATATTGGGATTAATCACTTTACAAAGGATTCAGAAGAAATAATTGCAATGACTCGCAATGGAGTTGAGAAAGGGAGATTTAAAAGTATTCGGGAAGCATCACGCTGTTTAGGTATTCATTCACGTCTTATTCGATTTGTATTAAGAGGGCAACATCATACAGCAGGCGGATATACATTTATGTTGAGTAAAGACAAAATACTTATAAATATTGATAATAAAAAAGAAGAAATTACAATGTTTAAAGAGTTCACAGGATTTCAGGAACACTCACGTTAAAATTAAAGGCTACAAAGATTTACTGGCAGAAAATTCAAAAACAGATGCGATGAAAGAACATATATTTAACATATTAAGTATGTCATCTGAATCAATGGTAAATGTGCCAGCAATAGTTAAAAGTCAGATTGCCGAAGAATTAGCCTCTGATTTCAAGATGTTTATGGAATGGAAAGGAGAGACGAAATGAAAGAAGAAGAAAATTTAATTAGTGGATTACTTAAAGAAATTCAGAGAGTTCGGGAAATGATTCCTGAATATGAATCCCTACCAAAAAATGCGGGTTTATTTGCAGCTACCATGATGAAGTTAGATGTTATTAATGCAGAGAAAGCAATGTCAGAAAATGATACTATTGATATGATTAAATCATACAATGCTTTAAAGGGATATGAGAATTAACAACTATAAGCCATGAAAGAATACGAATATAAAATTGAATTAATCAGTGTTGAGGAAAGTTTAGTTGAAATGCTTAATAAAGAAGGTCGGTTAGGGTGGAGGGTTATTCTATATGGTAAAAAAATAAAAGAATACCCAGTAGATGTAAAGAATACAGAGTGGGTGATAGAGATATTATTTGAGCGTGAGAGAGCGCAAGAAGAATTTATTACTTGTCCTGTTTGTAAGAAAGAATATCATCAATGGGGATATAAAACACATAAAGCAATGCACCGCCGTAGAGAAGAACTTAAAAAACATAAGCCATGAAAGAACTTTTACTATTAGCAATGAAAAATAATTGTGAATATCAATTTAGGTATTACGACTACAAAAAGAATGAATTTACTGTGCCTGTATTATTAACAGACGCAAGGATTGAAAGACTTTTGGATGATTTAAGTATCGCAGAAATAAGATTAATTATTAAGCCATGAAAGAAGAAACATACAAAAAAGTCTTTATCAAAACCGAGGCTGATTTGCCGAAAGAACATACAACATATATTGTTTTTGATAAAAGCAGATATGGTAAATGCGTAATGTATCTTGAATATAATCCTTATGATCCTGAATCAATAGCTGATTGGATGGCTACTATTGACTGGTATCTCAAGCCAGTAGAACTTGTAAGCGATGAGGATATTGAGAAATGGGCTTATGATGAATCAGAACAAAATATATGTGGGGATTATGAAAGGGGAATTGCAATAGGAAAAATAATCGGTGCAAAAGCCATGCGTGACGGTAAGATACCAAAATCAAATGAAAAGCCGGAGAAAGGCACTATGGAGTTCAATTAAAAATAAATTATGAAAATACTACTACCGGCAATACTTATTATAGCACTCATGGCACTTGTAGTCCTATTGGGACTATTTCTGCTACTTATATTCGTAATGGATATAACCTATTCCTTAAATGGGATTCCTTCAATCCTCGCTTTCCTGGGCTCTGCAGCCCTGCTTGGTACTTGCATAGATAGAGTTATTAATATAATTAAAACTATTTTAAAATGAATGAACTAAATCAATAAATGTAAAGAGTTTCCGAAATGACACGAGAAGAACAATACCGTAAAACAAACGAGATTTTAGCAAAATTCCCGAATGGAGAAGAAAAATACAAACAATCTGCTCTGTTTCATCAGGTAGTGCAGATGCTGGTGAGGTTAGACGACCCTTATCTTGTGATAGAACAATTAATAAATGTCACAGAAGATACTCAGCATGCATTTGAGCATTATTTATTAAATCATTAAGAATGACATATAATTTAATTATTTACTTAAATCTATTATTATGAATGCAGATGTAACAATGCCATTATCAGAGCTTGATGCCCTGAGAACAAAGCTAGAGCAAGAGGAATACAAGGTATCAGTACTCGAAACTTCACAAAAGATGATTAAGGTAGAGGTTCGGGAACGAGTAGCTGCTTATAAAGAAAGCTATGATGTTAGATTAGGGATGAATAGAATAGATCCCCGGAAAGATTGGTCAATATACCCTCATACATATATCAATTTAGAAGATGTGATTGGCCCCATTAGATCAGAAGAAAGCAGAAAGGTACAGGATCAGTTAAATGAGAGAGACCGGCAGATCACTGATTATCGCAAGAAGCTTAGCGAGAAGGACGAGGCGATAAAGACCCTTAAAACAGAATACGAGCACAAGCTTAAACTTGTAACAAATATGCAGAAAGAAAATACCAAAGATAATATTATTGGCAGTCTGCAAAAACAGGTTAATGATCTTAATACTCAGCTCAGTAAGATAGCAAAGCAAAACTTTTGGGATCGTCTCTTTCATCCAATCCCTATAAAGCAATGAAAGGTATTTGCTACAAAGAGCCCCTGTTCAACAAGGTTGTGTCAGGGGAGAAGATCCAGACGAGGAGGTTGGTTAATATACCAGAAGGATATAAATACGAAAGGAGTGGGCCATGCGGACCTCCACAGGGTCCATCTTTACTGGTTATTAATGATCAGTACAATCGTAAATTTATATATCCAAGGTACCGGCCCGGGGAGATCGTTTACCTGAAGGAGCCGTATGCTCCGAATATTCATGTGATAGAAACTCTTAGAGGAGTAAAGAATGTAGAGTACCTTTATGGTTCTTCCGTTAATTCAAAGAATACCTATCATTGGAAGAACAAATTATTCATGCCAGAGATGTATGCCCGATACTTTACCAAGATCAAAGAAGTATCTGTAGAGAGGGCTCATGACATAACAGAGGCTGATGCAGTACTGGAAGGATGCAGGGACAGGGCAGAATTTGAGAACTGGTGGATTAAGATACATGGATTCTCCTCATGGACAGAGAACCCCTGGGTATGGAAATATGATTTTGTACTAACCAATAAATAAATTATCATGGAAGGATTATTTGTAAAACTTTGGCCTATAGTTGCCATATTTGTATGGGGGCTGATATTATTAGCCTGGGACGTTTGGGATTATGTAACCGATAAAGAATAGTATCATGAAAAAAGTAACAGCAACACACGTATTGACAGCTACCGAGATGGAAATTCCCGAGCTGCCTGAAATAATCAAAAAAGAGCTATACATTAAATGGGGTAAAGCATTAACCGGGGATGATCATCTTAAAATGTCTGAGGAGAAGAAACCTGCATTTCATGATAATCCTACCCGGCCTGATCATGTTGAATTCAGTCTCACCGGCTATGTCCTGAAGCATGATGACATGAAAAGGCTCAGGGAGATACAGCATGAATTAGATATAAGAGCAGACAGAGATCCGAGCTCGCATTACAAGGAAATAATAAAAGAGCTTGGAGATATCCTGTTTGGTCCTCCTGCCCCTTAATTTGGTCATTTAATTAATAATGGTTATCTTGCATCATCTTAATATACTTCACCACAGTCCTTGTGGTTTATAACTCCATAGTATTTACCAAATTAAATATGATGAAAATGTTAATGATGATCTTTATATCACTATTTAGCTTTCAATTATTTGCACCTACCTTAGGTAATGTGCTATATATTGAGAGACTACCTCAAATCAATCCTTATGAAAAGATTTGGGATGCTACTGGCTACGTTGAATCAAGATTTGATGATAATGCCATTGGTGATAAGAATTTGAAACAGCATAGCTACGGAAGAGTACAGGTGCGACAAGACAGACTCAATGATTACTACCAACAAACAGGGAAACAGTATAATGTTACTTTCATGTGGGTTGAGGAATATTCGAGAGAGGTATTTATGCACTATGCCAGCCAGCTTGATTACCGGGATTCAGAGCGAATTTCGAGAGAGTGGAATGGTGGAGCAAAAGGCATGAAGAAAAAAGCCACAAAAAAGTATTGGGATTTAATTCAAAAACAGTTGCAATAAATGTTAAAAAAATAATTTGATTATTCCGATACTATTCATACCTTTGTGATCAGAGGTTAAATCGTCCACTCGATCTTAGTGGAACATTTGTCAGAATGTTAAGCAAAAAGCCAGGCTTTAACGGCCTGGCTTTTTCATTGTAGCAAACTCTGATTAGAATGTTATACCTCCTCCAACAAAGAAACCAAGTTTCCCTATATCTGGAGGGGGATTCGCTGTGTATGTGCCTCCAAGTTTAAGATATTCCCATATACTCAAAGCCAGTATTCCTTTTAATTCTGCAACATTTGGTTCGAGAATATTCCTACCTAAAGCAAGACCCAAACTAGCACCGAATACATTAACCGGAGTAGGATCTGTCTTAGATCGAGGAATAAGCTTCTGGACGCCTATTGCTGGCCCTATCGCACTAAATGTTGTGGTAGTCCACTCTTTCGTAATAGTATTACGAGTTACTTCCTGAACTGCCATAGTAGCATCAAATCGCCAAGCCCATTTGAAAGGCTTCTCTGTCACATCGGAATACACCATACTTCTTCCCTGACCCTGGTCTATGACCGGAAATGGTTCTACTGTCCTAAATGGATGGAATGACCGAAGGGATTCCTGAGAATAGCTTGTTAACGTAATCGTTAACATAGCAACCAAAATTAGAATTTTTTTCATGCTGCTTAATTTTATAAAATTTATACCGCTAAGTTAAATAATATTTCTCTAAGCTGCAAGTTTAATTTTTGTTTGATTGGTAGGTCCATTAAATACAGTTGCACCAAAATAAGTAAGTGCGATTGACAGAGTCAATAATAATAATTTCTTTACATCAATCACCCCATTAAGAATGATCATTGCCGCACCGTCAAGAATGCCGTTACCAATTGCAATTAACAATCCTGAAAGTACGTTTTTCCAGTTCCATGTACCGGATGCCGTAACCGATGTTAATGCTGGTAAAAAAGCATTTTTGCCAACATAAATAAGTGTTGCGCTGATTAAAGATATAATCAATAATGCTGTGTCAAGCGGAGTTGTACTGAATGCTGTTACGACTACCGACATTAGTACCATTAATAAGTTTTTGAAAAATTGATTTGACATAATTTTAATTATTAAGTTTATACTACGAACATAATTTTATTTTCAATCCTTTATTCCAAGGTATAATACCCATTCTTGCTTTACTTATATTTTTACAATGTTCTTCTGTTCTTATTAATTTTTTTTGTGTTTCACTTTGTTTATTTATCCTTTCATCAGTCTCTTTAGTCAACCCTTTATTCCAAGGGATGATACCTATTCTTCCCTTACTTATATTATAATTATGTTCAATTGGACGACTACTTGCATATTTAGTTATATTTTGTCTATGCTTTATAGACTGAGGGCCTTTTTTCTCGCTATGTTTCCCTTTATTTGAAATTGAACTCTTCATTTTCGATTCTTCTGACTGTTTGGTCCCTAATCGATTATCTGCATTTTTATTGATATTAAACCAAGGTAAATACGAATTAATAAAATATTGTTCAACCTTTTTTAAATCTTCTTTTTCGCAGTTTAGTAATATTGAAAAATGAAAATCAGTTTCCCCATATTTGTTATAATGATTTTGTAATTTAATTGAATGATGATTTCCTTTTCGTAATAAACATAAATGAACTTTCCATCTATCACTTATATCAACAGCACTACCAATATAACATCTATTTGATTTTATAATACTTTGAATCTTATATATTCCTGATAATTTCACAATATAAAAAAAGTTAAAAAAATTATTGCTACACCAATTAATACTATCCACCAATATTTTTCAATCCATGTTTTTTTATCAGGTTCAGGTTTTGGTTCAGGATTTGATTTTTCATCTATAGTTGTCCAAAACTCATAAGCAAGATTAAAATCTTCATACTTCATAAGAGTATAGCCACTATCACCCCAATCATCACCCCATGAATTACGTATTATAAATCCATCTCTTGAATCATCGTAATCAACGATACACATAGCATGTCCACCAAGAAAAGTATCACCAGAACGCTTATACCACATTCTT